TCAGGTTGCTTCCTTTATTTCAACAGCTGAATCATCAATCCAGCCGATGAGTTTATCATTGATTTGAAATTGGTACCATACGGACTGGCCTTTCTGCTTTTTGGATACAACCTTTATGTCTTTGCCGACGTAAGATTGGGCAGAGGTGAGCTTTATGGACCGATCATCAGTAGAAGGCTTGGACCATATGTCTTGAACGGCACTGTCCTTGATGGCGGCTTTTAAATCCACTGATTTGAGCGATGGATTTACCTCATCGTATTCATCTAAATCGTATTTTTCCACGATAGCACTGATTTTGTCTGCGTATTCAGGGTCTGTAGCATATCCTGATGTTTGCAATGCCGTTGCCGCTTCCTTATAATTCCCAGCCTCAAGCACCGGTTTATACTTCTTTTTATTCCACGATGTGCCGCGGACAAACAATTGGGCGTGGTCATCCATAGATTCAAAATACGTGCTGTATTTTCGAAACTTTGCGCGAATGGTTTTTCTTTTCCCTTTTTCAAATTCGTCCGTTTCCATCGTGACATGATGGCCTTTATAATTTCCTTTTACGCCAAAAAGGTTGTTAGCCTGAGCAGCAAGCTCGCTGTTCCCCCACTCGGATTCGAGAATGGCCTGAGCGATCGTGATGCTGGGGAGGACATGATATTTCTCATACAAAATTTGTGCATGTCCGGACAGGCTGTCTATAAATACCTGCTGTTCATCAATTTCTTCGGGTTCTTTGGATGTTTCTATCGGTTTTGATAATGTTGTCGCTAAAACAAACAGGGCTAGCGGAATCGATACAATGAAAAATAGTGAAATGAAGAGTCTACGTTTTTTCAGTTTTTTACGGGCCATGAAAACCTTCCTTCGAGTTAAAAGATTACGAATGTAAAAGAATCTACCTTTTAGAATTTTACTTGCACTTCTAATATTTTTCAATTCTTTAGGGACAAAGTTGGGAAAAGATTGCAAACAAAAAACCTTTCCCTCAAGGGAAAGGTTTTGATCATGTATCTATTTTTGTAAATTTCTGAGTACATTACGGTATTCTGTATCATGTATCACTTTATGTGATTTGACAGCAGCCTTTGACAGTCCTTGTGTGGAAATGGCCTGTTTTTTCGGAACTGTTTTCGCTTTATCATGCGTTTTATGTGCCAGCTTGTGCCCCATACCTGTAGCGTTCATACAGAATGACAGGCAAACAAGCAGCACACTCAGAATAAAAGAAATAAAAAAGAGATCATGATAAGCAGTCATCATAGAATCCTGCATCGAACCGCTTTGTCTGGCAGCATCTTTTTGCGTGAAAAAGCCGATGAGGATTGGAACTCCCATATAGACAAACAATCTTAAAAACTGAACAGCTGTCATTCTCTTGACCAAATCAGGCAGCGGGCCGCCCATAGCAGCTCCCATCAGCCCTGCGGCCACTGTCAGTCCCGTTCCAGCGGCAAGCATGATAAACAGCACTGCAAATATATAAAGTGACGATTGATCCTGCATATGCAGCCATTGAAAATTCACAAACACGAGAATAAGAGCACCTATAATACCGAGCATCCCGGGCCCGACTTTATCATAAAACAAAGCGCTCACAATGGCGGCGATCGCCACTCCGATTAAAAGAGTTACGTTTAAAAGAATGAGATGCTCCTGAGAAATATCATACATTTGACGGAGCAATCCCTGAAAAGCAGAAAGGCTGACAGCTACCGTTATCGTTCCTATAGCTATGATGAATAAACCGAGCACCGGTTTTGGCAGCAGCATCAGTTTTATAGAAATGAAGGGGTTTCTCACTTTATATTCCACAATCAATAGAACAAGGAGCAAACATAACGTAATCCCAAAGCCAGTCCATACATAACCTGATGAAAGTCCCCATTTTTGCAGAAAAATGAATGTAACCGCTGAGGCTGCAGCAAGGCACACAGATAAAATGATTCCTGCACGATCTAGCGACTGTTCTTATTCTGCCGATCCATGATGCTCATCATGAAGAAAGAAATAGCTCACCGCGACACCAATCAGTGACAGCGCGCCAAAGAAGTAAAACAGCCATCTCCAATGTCCGTAGCTTGTTGCAATCGTTCCTAGAATCGTGCCGATGATAACAGAGCCATAAAATCCCCCGATCAGCACCAGCAGGGCATAGTTCCTGCGGTCAATCGGAAATGACAGAACAAGCATTGGAATCATAATCATCAGCATGACACCTGTAGCCGCCCCCTGTAAAAAGCGCCCTGCCGCCATCCATGCAATATCGCTGGAAAATGCGAAAAGCAGTGAGCCAAGTATAAAAACGGGTAATGAAGCCAGATAGATTGGACGGGCACCGAATTTTTTCCTCAGCAGCGGTCCTGCCGGCACTAATAAAGCAAAGGCCATATTGCCAATCAATATTGGATTCACTGACGTGAAGTCACTTGTTCCAACCGTCTTCTGAACAAGGCCTTGAACTGACGACAATGCCGTGTTAGACATCAATCCCGGCCCGACCGCTAAAACGGCGAGCAAAGAAATCATCCAATAGTGTTTTGTCTTCATGTTGTCATTCCTTCCTAAATGAATACATACGAAACACACCATTTTTTGAAAACAAAAGAAGCTAATAGATTTTGCATGCCATTAGCTTTCATTCTAACACACTCCCTATTTTTGGAAATGATATTATTTTATTATAATTATGTGAACAAATGAGCATATATTCAAACATTATTCCAAATCGATTATGATTTGTCAATGGCGCACATTTCAAGCAAAAAAATAAAAGCCTGAACAGTTTTTGACCGATCGTGTTTTGAGACAAGGCGGCTTGAGCCTTTTCAATTCACTATTCCCACGAATAAACCCGAATAAATTGGTGATAAGACAACATTTAGCCGCACAATATTTTTGTGTTCACTGGGCGTTTGCCGCCTCTAAATTGTATATGGGTAAATACCATGAATTAATCTGCGAAATACCCATGCTAGTCAATTTTAAATAATCCGGGAGGCAAAAACGAATGGAACTGTATGAGTGCATCCAAGACATTTTTAGCGGCTTGAAAAATCCATCGGTTAAAGATTTGGCAACTTCTTTAAAACAAATTCCAAACGCATCAAAATTGAGTCAACCGTATATTAAGGAACCTGACCAGTACGCTTACGGCCGAAATGCCATCTATAGAAACAATGAATTAGAAATTATCGTTATTAACATTCCGCCAAACAAGGAGACATCAGTCCACGATCATGGCCAATCCATTGGTTGTGCAATGGTGCTAGAAGGAAAGCTGCTTAATTCCATTTATCGCTCAACCGGCGAACACGCAAAACTCTCCAATTCATACTTTGTCCACGAAGGAGAATGCCTTATTTCAACCAAAGGGTTAATTCACAAAATGTCCAATCCTACGTCCGAACGAATGGTGTCTCTTCATGTCTACTCACCCCCTTTGGAAGACATGACGGTCTTTGAGGAACAAAGGGGTGTATTGGAAAATTTTTGATTGACAGGTGAACTGCTTTACTTTGACTTCTGATCAACAAAAGGGTTCAGCGAATGGCCTTTTTCTCAAAAACAAAAAAACCCTTATAAAATAAGGGTTTACAGGTATGGAGCCAAGGGGGCTCGAACCCCTGACCTCTACGCTGCCAGTGTGGAGATGTGTTTCTGATACGAACAGACGTTTTATTCCCAAACCCTATTTTATAGGGTTTTCTTACATAAGTATCTGATTAAAAATATTCCTTTTTGATTAAAAATGAAGAAGTTGGTCCCCAATTCGTCCCCATCTGTCCCCAAATCCAACTTATTGACAAAGAAACATACGTTCGAATATCATCCTTGTAGGAGATGATCAAATGACTGATTTTGAACGGAAAGTATATCAGATCATAGTGAACATGCATCTGTATGGAAAGAATCCAACTCTGGGCGATTTGAAAAGGAAAACAGGAAAGAGTGAAGAGGATATTCGTACAGCTGTCAAAAGCCTAATAATGAAAGGAGAATTGAAGTGGGATAAGCAACAAAAAAAGTGGGTAATAATTTGAGGTAATTAAAAAAAGCTCACCGAACGGTGGGCTTAAGCACTTATTTCTTGTAAACTAATAATCTTAAAGAAGCTTTCTTTCGGATGTTTATTTTTCATTTTCATTTCCATTGAATCACTAGTATCTGTAGTAACAAAATAAAGATTATGTTTTAACCCTCTTTTTGACAGTTCTTTATTGAGCAACTTCATATAATTTATTTCTGAACAACCTATACTATCAGGTCTTACCTTACATTCAAAAAATTCACCATAACTCCCATCCCAAAAACCCAGATCTACAGTTGATCGACTAACACATTCTGGTTGCTCACTATCACAATGAAGTGGACATCGATACTTAACTCTTAATGTAGCAATTCCATTCTTTATATTTACTTGAGCACCCCATCCAAAAGATTTAGAGTTCACTATAGAATCACCATATGCACCAAGTAGCAAGCCCTCAGTTAATGACCCTCTAAGCTTATCTATATCTTCTTTGTCATTACATTTCGAAAAGGCCTCGTCTAATATCTTAACCAGTTCTTCCCCGCCAGCAAATACAGTAAACTTGGATTTTATAAATCTTAAATGTTTTGGCATATTTTCAATTGTCCATTTACTTGATAACCTAACAATGTGACAGAAAGACAGAATATACTCTCTTTTTACAGAAAAGTGATCTGCTATTTTTATGGTGGTCGGCACAATAAAACTATCAATTTCGTCTTTCCTGCTAAAGGTAATACTCATAATTACTCCGACTTTTCCATGTTTTCATTTAATGATTCAAGTATGTCCATTGTAGGTATAGTGTAAACAGGGAAACCCATTCTCGATATTAGGCTTGATACACATTCTCTGGCATACGGAAGCAACAAAGGGACAACTGAATTCAAATTATATTCTTCAAAATATTGTTTATCTAAATTTTCGTCTAACAATTCAGTTTTTCCAAAATAGACTACATCGATTGAAAAAGGACCTTCTTCTTTAAAATGCACTTTCGCATGTAATTTAATGTGTGCTTCTCTATCAGAAATGACTTCAACATGCCTATTCAGTTCTAGTGAGAGATTTCTATTTTTAGAACTAGCATCTAAAAGTGTACAGTTTATTGAGTCTAATTTCACTTCTCTTAATTGAACCGCTGTTTTTATTAACTTATAGTATTCAAAAGTTTCCATATGTAAATTCCCCCATATAAAAAGGGACCTGCTCAGCAGATCCCCAGTCTAACGTTCCTGATACAAGTTCGCCAATTATATAATCGTCAATTATATCGTAAGCATTTTCTTCAATCCCAAACTCAGTTGAATATGGAGTCTCTATATCACTTTCTATAGAAACTGCAATCTCATTACATGAGGATATATATTCCGGCAAGCTGTTCACGAACGAAATAATACAAGCTCTAACTTCTTCTGGATCTGAAAAATCCATCTCATTTTCTAATACAAACTCATCAATTTCAATCATCGCTATAAATTTTTCATTATCGGGTAAATTGCTGAAGTCAATATTATGAAGTCGAGGCAGGCCTTTTTCTAATAACCATTCTAAGAAAGATTCATCCAAGGACTTATCCCTACTTTCATATGCTCTTTGAATAAGTTCTTTGATATCTTTAGAATCACTAATAGAAAAATATTCGCTTAGAGCATCACGGCACAAAATTAACATTCTGTCAACAGATTCATTAACTTTGGTATCTGCGTACATTGGCTCCAATTCGAACCATTCTCTTATATTCATAATAAGCACCTCCAGACAAATAACCATATATTATAACTAATATCCCACAACAAAACAAGTGGAAAATTCTTGTTTATCTTGCCTTAATATACTACAGCAACTCACAGTTTACAAGTGAAATGTTTGTTCTATTTTGTACATACCCTTGCGGAAACCTTATAAATCATGCATTGAGCAAACAAATTTTTTTTAAATTGTTTAAAACCATTTTAGTCAGAATTTTCTTAAGTTATTCCAAATAAGTGGCAATTTAAATTAAGTCGAACAAACGTTTGTAAATAAGTGGCAAACGTATGACAAACAAAAACCCTCCTCAACTTGAGAAGGGCTTCAGTCATCATACGGCCGGTACTTCTTACGGCCGGCTTCTAATTCTTTTTTCATTGCTTGTACATGTCCAAGCAAAAACAATGCAACTGTCCCAACCTTTTTTACAGGCTTGAGCTTTCCGGAAGTCACAAGGGTACTTAAACGCTGCCGAGTAATTCCAAGCAGCTCCCCCACTTCCGCTGCAGTCAAAACTTCTTCCTGGATAAACTTAATTTTTTCGCTTTCTTTCATGTCGGTTTTCTCTCCAAATCATAATGAATCCTTTTAACAAGGTAATAACAACGGCTATCATCAATACAGTATGCGCAATCTTTCCAGACATACCCTCATTGGTAAGATCAATTGCGACGATCCCGGCAACCAATATGAGCAAAACGGCAAAATCTGCTGTGCTGTACTGCTTAAAATATTTTTTCATACTATCGTGGACGTGATATAATGTATGAGCAAGGGGATTTCTCCCCTTGTCTCACTAGTATCAGCGCTTCTTGCTTGTCCGGCGGGAGCGCTTTTTCTTTTTCTTGCTATGCTTTTCGCTTTCCTTCTGCCATATGTCGTAGATGTGTTTTATGATGGTCACGATGCCAGCGATAGCAAGAATCCAGTTTCTCACCTCGTCCACTTCAGCACCTCCTTTCTATACCTTAATTATACAATATCTATTTACAACGGTCAATAGATATTGTATTTTTTCTCCTAATGGTAAATATTTCTTGCGAAAACCAAGATTTAGTATTTAAATAGTAAATAAGAAGGAGGAGAGATTAGAATGGATGACTATCAAAAAATGTTTCATGAAACAAGAGCTGAACAAATGAAGTTATGGAGAGAGTTAGCACAAGATATATTTAAAGAGGATGTGAAAAATGTTCAAACCATCATAGATATTGATAGAATAGTGGAGATCTTAAATGAGGTTGGGGAAAACAAGGCCCTAAACCATACTTTTATGCCATCAGGTGGTGGACTAGACTTGGAAGGATCTGCTCTATCTTCAGAACCTGGTCGTATAGAACTAAGATTTTCTGATTATGGAGCACATATTGTAGAGCCTGTATCTTTAACATTTAATCCAATAGGTGAAGATCCTGAATGGTGGTACTATCGTATTAACACAAAATCTTTCGAACCTTGTGGGATATACAATGAAAGAGAGAATAGCCAGGAGGAAAATATAACTGAAACTTTCAAGTCTTCTCGTGATAAAGAAATAGAAGAATTATCAAATTATTATGGAGAAGAAGTCGTTGAAATCAGTCCTAAAAATTACATTGATCGTGAACACTGGAATACTGGATATTATGGATATGATGAAAATGGATACGAGAATAGATTGCCAAGTAATTCTCGCTTAATAACTCGCATGTTTAATGGGGGAGATTTCGTGATTTTTTCTAAGTACTCCACATACAATAGAACTACTGGCACTTATGATGGACGACACAATAAAGTGAATGATGAAGTATTCCGATCATCAATTAATAATGTTGTTAAAAAACTAAGTAAGTAAAAACCCCCCGAAAGAGGGGTTTTTTATTTTAACAACGCATCAAGTTTACCTTTCGTTTTCGGTCCATAAATGCCTTCAGTCTTTAATTCATTAACTAAAACCGTCTGACTGCGTCATCAGTTTCCAAACAAATAATCCGAATAGGTAAATTGACACAGATCAAATTATTCATTTCACACTTTTGAATCACATCGCTGTCTATTTCTTCATTTTCCCATGGTAAAATCTTGTTGGAGCTATTCAAACGAAAGGATATGATCATGAAAGTATTTGAAGCCAAATCACTGCTTTCAGAAGCAGATATACGCGCAAAGGAATACAAGGAATTAAGAAGCCAGATGGTCAATCTAAAAAAGGCCTTTAAAGCCGTAGCTGATTTAGATGACAGTGAGTTTTCCGGAAAAGGCGCTGACAACATCAAAGCATTTTATCAAGACCACGCAGGTGTAGCTGACAATTGGATTGACTTACTTGATATGAAAATTGCTTTCTTGACGAGCATTTCAGGCACTTTAGAGGACGCCAGCTTATCTGATGCATATATAGAAGAATCCTTCTTAGAACACGAGCTGGCTAACGCCTACACAAAATCAAAATCCATAATGTCCGAACAAAAGAAAGCGATGAAAGATATCTTACATGATATCGACGATATTCTTCCGCTTGAATTGTTCTCGACAGAAGACTTCAAAGACGAACTTGCAGATGCAGAGGACAAACGTAAAAAAACAGTCGATAAACTAGGAAGCTTGGACGAAGCACTTGTTACTGAATATGCCCAGTCAGAGCCAAACGAGCAATTCATCAAGAAGGACTTCCAAAAGCTTGAGGAATCCACAGGCAAAGGCAAAAACGCTACGCCCATTCACTACAACGCCAAGGCGTACCGTGAAAGTGACATACATAAGAAAAAAGGCGATATTGAGAAACAGACTGAAGCTTATTTGAAGATCAAGAAAGATGAAGCGAAAGAACGAGAAATCAAAGAATTGAAGAAGAAGCTAGCTGATGGAGTGACGGATCCGGATGAATACTTAGAAATTGCCAAAAAGGTCGGCTATGAGAATCTTACCCCTGAACAGCTCCAGTATGTGGTGCAGCTTGAACAAGCAAAACAGCTGAAGGCCGTTGGTGAAAGTGTGATCAACGCCGGTAAGGCAACAATTGATTTCGTTGAGGGAGTTGATGATGGTATTGACGATGTGATTGACGATACCATATATGGCATCAAAGACTTGGCTGTGGGCGCATGGGAATATTCACAGCTCCCTATCGAACTGAAACTGACAAAAACAATTACAACCATTTTGAGCGTACCTTCTTATTCAAAAATCATCTGGACAGACCTCGCCGATTCATGGAATGATAAAATGGTAAATGGTGATGCATATGAAAAAGGTCATTATATCAGTTATGTGATCGGAAATATCGTTGGTCCAAAAGGTGCGGGTGCCGCGGTGCAAACCACTATCAAGCTTTCTAAAGTAGGTAAAGTGGTTGAAGGCGGAACAGCTGCTGCTCATGTCAATAAAGGAATAAACAAAGGCAAAGCTTACATCAATTCTATTATTAGAAATAAGAATGATCTTGCACTGGTTGGGATTGCACAAGACATCGAGAATACGTATAACACAAAAAATACTCCTCTCCTAAAAAGTATGATCGAAGATAATAAAGAGAGTGTTCTCAGAAGATCTGAAACTTCTAACAACATAGGTATAGGTAATGTCAAACAAGGTGATAGTACCCCTCTCGCACCTGGTGGAGGGTTAGCTGCTCATGAAGCAAAAGGCGGGCACCTTATTGAAAGACACGTTGGGAAGACCGACGAAGAACTAATTCAAAGACTTGATAAGAGCAAAATGAGTAACAAGAAGATATCCGGTTCATCATCATTTAAAGATAGAGCAACTGCAGAAAGAGTTGCTAACAGTGCTCTCACTAATAATAAAGTAAAAATAGAAAAATGGTTAAATAGTGATGTGAAAAAGCCTTTAGTACTCTCTTATAAAGGGAATGAAGTTTTAGGAAGAGGAATACCAAAGGGAGAAGATACAATTACTGATTTAACTAATGCTAAAATTATATTGAAAAAGAACAAAGATGGTAGCTTTATATTAACTGGCTACCCAACGAGGTGATACCATGATAGATACAAACATTTCTGAACCTGTATTTCAATTTCTAGGAGGTATTTTTCATCAAGATATAGAAACTCCAGAATCAGCGCTGGACGAATACTTAGAAGAGATTCCAAAAGAAGAGCAAGAAACTGATATAGTAGCATTAAAAGATTTTATTAACAGTGATTATTCGGATGAAGAAAAGAATGATTTTATCGATGAAGCTGCTGACGGAGTGGACATTCTTAGTTATGGCGTATCTCCATTAATTTGGCTCGAACAAGTTATTCAAAAAATAGAAAAGAATATTAAAACCTTATAACCCATAAAAGGGTCTCTTGAATTTTCAAGGGACCCTCTTATTACTTCAATTGCTCTTCAAGTTTCGCTTTCGTATTTGGTCCATAAATACCGTCACGCTTTAGCTTGTAAAGGGGATACATGGTTTAGTCCAGTTGAAACACTTTTAGATGTTGATACTTGTGAAAGACGAACTGAGTAGGATAAACCGGAGAATTAGCAATAAAAAAGAGCCGGTATTACACCTGCTCTCTCTATCTTAATAGACTGCTATTGACTGTAGGAAGGGTTTAGTCCTCTATACGGTGAGTTCTGTAATAATTCTCAGCGGTATAGATTCCCCAATCCCAAAAATTCGATCCTTGAGATAAAATATACCGATCTAAGAATATCTCAAAATTAAGTTGCATTGGTTCATACTCAATTAATCCGTGAAACCATAAGTAATTGGGATCTGTAGAAATTTTGGTTTTGTCGATTAACAAATAACATCCGTCTAACAGATGTGCGATAGGAATAAACTGAGGCTCTAAAAAATCATTTTGCATATACCTTTCAATCTCTTCTAAATTAAGAATATGCAAACCTCCGCCTACATTCTCGCCGTTAATCAACGATTCAAATATTCTGGCGCCGTTATGCAGTTTCAAAAAAGCTTTATAATCATTAGGGAGCGTAACATTTATTTTCTTCTCAAAAAGCGCAATTTCTTGGTCTGTGGCACCTTTAGAAAAGGTACACTCCACTTCAGCCAGATTTCCTCTACTTCGTAAAATTTTTAATCGTCCTTTTTCATCAATTAATTCTTTTAAGCCATTTAATGTTTTTTCAATAAAAACTGCCATTAAACCACCTCTTTTAATACTTCATCCACCAAGGATTTAAAACTTGTTGATGTATATCTCTCGGCAGTGGGAACAAGTTGTTAAAACTGTTATCCCCTCCATACTCTCTCGGAAGAACATGGTGAATATCTAAGCCTGACCATTTCCACTTTGGATCACCATATGTTTTGATATATTTCTTTATATAATTATCTCGATCAGTCGAGCTGTCCCATTCCTCTCTTTTATCTTTAGGGATTATAGGGAAATTCGCTTTAGCTGGTACTGGCATTGTCTTTTTGCTGTGGTTATTTTTTATTTGTGGATACAGCCATCCTATTTTATTCGCAAGAGCAGGAGCCAACGTTCCAGTGGAAGTATCAGGTACGGATCCTTTCCAACCGGCTACCGTAGTATGTTGGGACATATAAAACTTTGTCTTTTTAGGATAATAGGACTTTGAATATGATTTACCTACTTTAATATCCTTCCCTAAGAATTCTCTGCTATGGACAAAAACCCTTCCGTATTTTCCGCTATAAGTGTTGCTATCATATAAATCGTTTCTAGCTTCAATAACTACCGGCTTTTCGCCAACTATGCTTGCTATTTTAATTGTTGTTGTGATGGATTTTTTGTTGGGGTCATATATCGTTGTGTAGGACATCGAAACTACGCTGGCTGCTTTTGAATGTGCTTTCTCATCTTTTTTCTCAACGACTGGCACATTAACAATGTTGTTTTCTTCTTTGGCTACAGGATTTTTGTATGTTATTTCATTGTGGTTACTTTGGTTAGCAAGTTGTCGTGCTTTCTTAATAACAGAAGCCTGGTCATCATTTGTGCTCTTAGCCACACCATTCTTATCTACTGTTAAAGTTTCTTTTTCTTCAATGGTTACTGGTTTTGCCAATCCAAATGAGTTCTCTTCTGCTGCTTTCGTTTGTGGTGAAAATCCAATAGTAGCAATCAATAGAGTTAAGACGAGCAAACAAATCGAATTCTTTAACAATTTCATACAAATCCTCCTTAATTTGTTTTCTGGTCTAACATACTATATTTTTACTTTTATTTCAACAATATGTAAATTATTTGACTACTATTATTAGGTCTTCCCAAAAGAGAAGACCTAGTAGACCTATTTTAATAGAGATTCAAGCTTCGCTTTTGTAGCTGGTCCATAAATACCATCAGCTTTTAATCCATTCATCAACTGGAATCGTCTGACGGCATCGGCGGTTTTCGGTCCATAATAGCTATCGATCCCAAAGTTTTTGGCTTTCTTATCCGGATAGAAATGCAATGCCGACAGGGCTGTTTGGATCTGCTTAACGGCATCGCTGTGCATCAATGGACTTTTCACTTTATAAATGCCAGAGGGCAGATTAAAAGATGATTTCTTTTTGCTTGAGCTTGGTTTTTTCACTGCATTGGATGAAGTTGTTTTCTTACTTGATGTTTTGCCGCCAAGCGCTTTTAATTCAGCATCAATCGCCGCTTTGACTTCATTCCAGCGCCCTTCAGATAAGATGCGATGCGGGCAATACTTTCCGCTCCAGTCTTGATGCTTCCGCACACGATCAATACCCCAGCCGCGTTCTTTAAGCAGCTGCGCCACAAACTTGATAGCTAACTTTTCAGCAGCATAGTATTTTGCGCCTCCCGACTTGCTGTAGCAGATTTCAACGCCTATAGACTTACGGTTCCCAGTGCCATTTGTGCCGTCTCCTGTGTGCCATGCATTGCGATCTGTTGGGATTCCTTGCCTTACCTCTTTGTCATCAACGGCAAAGTGAAAGCTCGTTGAACTGGTGTTTCCAATCATGTAGCTGACTTCGTTCGCAGCTGATGCATCATTGTACGTGTTGTGGATGGTGATATATTCAGCGTCCAAGTAATTCGGGCATTTCAAACCGTATTTTGCTTCTGATACAAGATTCTTTTTCACTGCAATTGTCATGAAAATCTCTCCTATTCTGTTTTTGAAATAAAAAGAGCCGCCAGCTGGCAGCTCATTTTGTAAGATTGTTTTGTTTTAAAACCGCTTTTTGCTTGTGTCCTTTTGCTGTCACGTAGTTGTTTTTGAACCATGCAGCAAGTGTCGTACCGATAGTGAAGATCAGAGAGCCGGCAGTGTATAGCGCATCCGCCAGTTGGTTCACTTGTGCATCAGTAATATCCAAGGGTGATTTACCGAACATCAGCATTGTTTGGTTGATCAGCGCAATTAAAAGAAGCACCGTCCGGACGACCGTGCCTTTGTCAAAGTTTTTCATATTGTGTATTCCTCCTTATTTTTGCAAAACGGTATAAAAAATAGCGATTGCTCCCCCTATAATTCCGGTGGAAATCGCAGTAATGATAGCGCCCGTGATTGTGCGCTTGATCCAAGTTGTATTCTCTTCAATTTTGTTGAGTTTTTCGTTTAGTGACATGATTTGCTGATCTTGTCTATCTGAGGATCGTTCAAGAGAACTTACCCGTCTTTCCAGTGATTTTTGCTCTATTTTGAACTCTGCCATCTCTTTTTGTAGTGCATTCACTTCCGGTACCTCCGTCAATTGTGACATTAGTACGCCCCCCTTTTATCTATTTCATGCGATTTCACCTCCTTTGAGGCAAAATAAAAAACCCGTCAATTTGACGAGTTTATTAATCTCTCAGTATAAGCAGGGTTATTAGTAAATAACCCATCCACTCTTAAATTAATCATTGGCATTGTTTGTTTTTTCTCATTTTCCGCATCAAAAAATACATGGATTTTTAAATCTGCAGCATGAACTTTTTCAACAATATCTTTATCAACTAATTTGGCATTGGGGCCAACTGCATAAGCATAACTCTTTATCTGCTTTAGCTTATCAATATTTAAATCCTTCACTTCATCATCACCAAGTAAACGTACCAGTGGGATCTCTTTATTAACAGAATGTATCTTCTTTAAACTCTTCTCACTAAATGATTGTAATACTACTTTGTGGGTTGCTAACAGATTGTATTTATTTAGAATGTCAATGAGTTTTTGTTCCATTACTAAATTGCCGTTATTATCTTCTCTCGTTTCGATATAATACTTTGTTGAAAGACCAAATTCTTTTATTATCTCTTCTATTGTCAATATTTTTTGACCCTTACCTGCATTTAATTTTTTTAATTGAGATAGAGTAAGATCTTGAATTTTTCCCTTTCCGTTTGTTGTTCTCTTAACATCCTTATCATGAATCGCAACCAACTCATGATCTTTAGTCTGTCTCAAATCAATTTCGATGAAATCTGCTTTATCTTTTATGGCACGCTTATATGAGAGTAATGTATGTTCCGGTTCTAATGCTGAAGCGCCCCTATGTGCGATGATTAATGGATGATAATTAGGTGTTTTTGAAGGTTGTCCAGAACCTTTAACAACTGAACCTTCGTATGTTGAACACCCACTTAAAATTATGGAAACTATAAAAAGTAAATAGATAATATTTTTCATAAAGTTAAAATATCATATTTAATCTGTAGTAACAATATCTTCCTTAACTATTTCTTCATATTGACTCTCTGTTATTTTATTGTATGAGACAAAAGCTTTAACGTCATCCCTTGAATAACATCCCCATTTATAACATGTAAGAATGCTTTCATACCAATCCATTTACACAACCCCTTTTTGTGTAAGTGATAGGATTAAACCAGCATACATTTTGGCCTGTTGCTGCGCCATCGATTGAGTTTCAGCTAATTGGGAGATAAGTAAAGCATTTTGTTGTTTAAGTAAATCTAAATCAGAAGGTTCTCTGTTGGGCTCCAAACTTAAAATATAGTCCTCGGTTGCTGTCTCCCACCATTCATTTAATTCAGGATGAAATTGTGGCTTAAACATACCATCAGGAGGCGCAATTGTTGTGCAATTTTTTGGTAGATTTACTTCTTCATCAGTACCTATTTCATTAATAATCACAGGAGTTTCAAATATATAGTCGTCATCGTATTTATAGACTTGTATCATTCTAAAAAACCTCCTTAAACCGCCTTAAAACTAAAACCTAAACTAATATATTCATTTGGCTTAACTGTATTTGAACAATTTTCAATAATCACTTTCCCATCAGTATCTACAAGTAGCCTATGTGTCTGTGGAATACCTGACATGCCAACTTGTGAAGCTACTCCAACCCACTGAATTGCCCTAGCTGGTCTATACCCTATAGGTAACACGAAAGCAGGCACCCCAAATCCAATGGTACCTTTAGCAATAGCCCCTTCTACAAATACCGTTCCAGTTATATCCTTGGCATATCGAACTTTAAACTTTGTTTGATCAGTTTCATTTGCATCAGTATAGTTTACCCAATTATTTTGTAAAACTGGTGAGAACCATGTTAAACCGGTTAGTTTTTTTTCAAGGTTATCAGTGTATGACTTTGCATGAGCTTCCGTTTCTACTTTAGACCATCCAGTCCATCCTTGGTTTAAGTCCAAATAATTTGTGAAAACATTGTTTTTATAATCAATTGCAACGACATAACCAAATGTACCCTTTCCATTACTATCGACTGCGGTAAAGTGGAAAAATCCCCTTGTTGATAATGTAGAAGGCGCATTTGCAGGTTTTCCTGTTGAATAAAAGGTTCCGAATGTCTTTCCAGTTTCAACAATTTTACTTAGAAAATCATCTGTGTCTGCTATGGATATTAGGACTCCGCCCCCATCATTAGTAATTTTAGATAGTTGAGCCCCGTTCCACTTTGTTCGCTCTGATGCAGTTATATGAGCTGTATTATCTTTTACATGCGTATCAAACTCCGTTTTGGTTGCCTGTTTGTCATTTGTAACATTACCGAGCCCGACTTGATCTTTTGTCACCCCATGAGGGTTGCTTTTATCATTAATGTGTTGATCAGTATACGTTTTTGCATTTTTTTCGGCTGTATCAGCTTTGTTTTGCGCCCCTGTAGTCGTTTCCTTCGCATTCCAATTTGAACGCTCTGTGACCGTGATATGGCGTATGGAATCTGTATTGTGTGCGTTGAATTCTGTTTTTGTTGCTTGCTGCACGTTGTCTACGTTTCCTAAACCTACTTGGGCCTTTGTAACCTGGTTGGGGTTATCCCTACGTGCAGCAAATTCATCTGTATAAGCTTTTGCTGTTTTTAAAGCAGTGGAAACGTCATCCTGCGTTGCTGCTATTTCTTGCAATTCCTTTAGTGCATGATAGGCCGTATACTGATACCAGTTGAACCAATCTGCAGGGGGATGATCCATTGGTTTGTATCCTTCATCAATGGAGGACTGCGGGGGCCTCTGCCCGGCGTTCCCCCATTCAGGCAATTCTTTTGTAAAAGGCATAAAAATCACTCCTTAAATCGGTAAAGGGTAATCATCTTCAGGCTGAAAAATTCCGCCAAGTGTCCCCCCATCTGTCCCGTCTGTTGAAAATCCATATTGACTCGTTTCTATAGAGTTAGCAGATGATGAAAAACGAAAGGTGCCGTTTAAATCTACATAAGCCACCCGTACGCCTGCAGCTACTGTTTTTTGAACGATATTCGAAAACTGTGTTGCACTCATTCCAACTTTGCTCAAAGCCTCAATGGGTGCCTTTTTTACGATAATGGCAGCTGGTTCATCTTCATTGTTTTCCTTGCTACTGACAATGTGTATTTCACTTGGCTTGCAGTTCAGCGTTTTTGCAAGTGCTTCAATAATTCGATTGGTGGTCCCATCAGAAACATTCCTGGCAACCTTGCCACGAATAAGAACACGATAAATTTCATCAGTGGCTCGGCCCCGATCCTGCGACACGTTGTCACCAAGCAGATCCAAAGCTTTTCCTTTTGCCGCATCAATATCCCGCCAGTTCTCAGCCGTGATCAGTGCGCTTTTAAGTGCTGTCAGCTGTTCATCGACAATTAAAAAAAGCTTACCGATATTGCTCTTTTCATCTTTCAAAAAGGCATCGGTCAGCTTTCCTATTAAGTCTTTTATCATATGAGATTCACCACAATTTCATCAAAATGTACCTGGGCAACCTCTTTAGGTTCAATCTCAATGTTTGACTGTGAAAGACTTGTCGCATCTTTCCCCATCCTTATTGTTACATCAGAAACACCATCTACTTGATATACTGCATTGAATAACTGCGACAATATGACATCATCGCCCATTTGTGAGCCGGTATAGTAAGAGCCGTTTGCATCGATTCCCCCAATTTTATAAACAAGATTGTTTTTGATCTGGCTTACTCCATCAATAGGGAAAGAAGCATTTGTTTTTAAATCCAGCTGCAGATATATTTTGACTTCTCTTGCAAAATCAAATTTAACGGCATGATCAAGCCCGCTGGCGTCAGTAATGGTGACAACTTGCTCCCCGACCGTTTCAATTCCTGCAGCAACACTGTCAAACAGTGCTTGTGCAACATCGTCTTTTGTACCGCCAAGCACATAAGCATGAATGCTCTTTGGTGGGTTGCCGTCCGCATCGGTCTGCATGGTATTGTTGGCAACAATATTCGCCGATCTGACGCCTGACACGTTTAACAGGGCAGAAATAATACCTCCGTTAGTAGATGCTGAACTGCCTTCCACAGATTTCTTTATACGCGCCCTGAATTCCGAATCTGTTTCCTCGTCAGCACCGCCTGCCGATGGTTCCGGATTTGTAACTGAATACACGCCCTCAGAGGGCTCTGCCTGCACGGTAATGGTATTTGCCGCCACATTGTTTATAACGCCCTTAGAAAGCGAGACAGCCGTCCCTGAGCCTGTCCCATTAGCCTCAATTACAACGTCTTCAATCAATTCAAAATAGATTCCTGATTCCGTAGTAAACTGAGTTTGTTCTTCGATTACGATGCCGGGTTCTCCAGTAAAGGACAGAGTCACAACTGACTCCGCAGCTGGCTCCCGGGTGATTCCCGAGTTGCTGCCAAGACGATCGAGCTGCACGCCCTCAGACTTACTGACAAAGCCGCTATTATAAACCCTTTCTGCAATGTCCCACAAGCCGGCCAGAAACCAAGCAAAGATACGAATAATAATTCCTAATGGCGTCTTACTGGATGTGTTTACATCCTCCCCGAATTGTTCCCGCGCCCGGTCCTCCATACTATCAACAAGCTCGGAATAGGTTTGCCGTTGAAAGCCCGTTTCATCAAGCAAGATCAACACCCCCTATCTCAATTGTTTCTTCATCCTCTTTTGACATTTTCACATGCACTGCAAGACTGCGAGACTCTTTATCCATTAAGAAGTTCACCGATTCCACACTGGCAATACGCTCTTCTTGAGAAATGGCATTTATAATGTCATATTGCGCCTCTTCTTGATCAAACCGCTTTCTTAAAATGTTGCTGCGATCAAGGCCGACATGTTCATCAAGCTCAAACTCTCCTAAACTTGTTCTAAGGATCATTTCTACTGATTGAACCAGCTCAGCATCACCCTCTACCATTTGTAACTCACCATTTTCAAAACAAAGATCCCCGTCTTTAAGCTTGAGAGTTTTCATCCTTCCCACACTCCTATGACAACTGGATCGTTTATACTGTGTGTGCGCCTCGAATCCGGATCAAAGGTTTTATTGCCTTCCAGGTTATCCAGTGAACGTTCAGCAAACGAAACAAACACGCAGGACCCTACTTTAATATCAGCTTCGACGTGTTTCAAAACAGGCGCATGCTCGATTAAAGGGTATTCATGTAGATACTCACCATCATTGGTTTGAAACAGCAATTTCAGATCGGCAGTGTGTTTATCAGCATTGTAATTTACAACCCGTGCTGGAGCCGTTGTATGGATTGATTGTTTTATCCGCTGTTCGAATCCGTCAAAGAACTTTGTCGCTTTACTCATTAAATCACCCTACATTCTGTGAAAAAGTCTTTACCGTCAAAGGAATGAGAGCCATCTTTCACACGATATTTTCCTTTCGCTGTTTTGCTGTTTATTTCTATGATTGAAGCAACTGCGATACGATGCTGCAATAGGCACTTCACCTTATACCCTTTGAGATCATCTTCCTCAAATTGTTCAGGCGTTTCCACAAGTCCTGTTGCCTCTTCGAGCTTGAAACGTTCGTCATCCCCTTGACTGAGTGGCCGAATAACAGGACGGCCGCGCCGATAATACATGACTGCCCCAGCATCATGAATGACCTCTTCAAGATTGTTTTCAATCAATCCGGTGACACGATAGCCTTTTTTATAAACTTTATTTTTTGGCAGAATGATATTTTTCACTTTAATACCGAGCACACGCAGAAGCTTATCGACAATTTGCCTTGAGGTTGTGCCAGCCTTGAACGTGATTTTCATGTATCTCTTACGGTATCTGACCTCTGTTCGAGTGCCATAATTTCGGACCGTTTTATATGTCCGGCCGTTCTTGTCTTTTTTATAAGTCACCACAGGCTTTGCGAGCTTGTACCGCTTTTTCACGTAATATTTTTCAGCAGGATCAGCGTTTTCAGTGGTCACTTTCATATGGGTGTAATCATCGCCATCTTTTGAATAGATGGCCGTTACCTTATTCAAACCGTCCCAATTATTCAGCACCTTGGTAACTTTACCGATAGTTAAAACACCGTAATCGTCTTTATAACCAGCTTGAACAGTGATAGTGCTGCCTTTTTTAATTTTGCTGATTGAATCTTTGCTTAGGTTGTATATTTCAACCTTTGTTTCATTCGGTTTGAAGTCATCATCAAACGGGACCTCAAAATGAATCTCTAAGTCCTTATAATCGAAAGTGGTTTGTGAACTGCCGTTATCTATCGTGACCTTAACGACGCGCCCAAACAGCATTTTATTCGTCGCCATCGTCTTCGCCCTCCGCATCGTCCGAGACATCATCAATATAAAGAAACACGGTTTGCATAAAATTCTCGTATGTAACCCGTGTTTCTGTATTCGATTCATCCATAGGGATTAAGGAAGGGGCCGGCAGTTTCTCGTTTACAATGTCTTCCCACAAAGGGACGTTCAAAATCAATTTTTCGCCCAGTACGATTGGTTCCATGTCTTGATCATATAAATCAAGTGAAAAACTATCGTCTGTCTGGTTGTAATTGATACGCAAAATGAACGTGTCATCTGCTAAATCAAATTCAAACTGCTGAGGTATGTCCTCTTTGTCAAAAGGAATGTAATCTCTTGATGCCATGCCTTTCCCTCCTTCATCTGATCCTCATTTTGACCCCTATCGGAATTCTTCGGTCCGGCCAGGGATTCAACCGACGTAAAGCATTTACTGTGGTGCCGTATTTACGAGCGCAGCCCCAGTAAGTGTCACCCTTCTTGACCTTGTGATATAGCTTGCTGGATTTTTTTGTTTTCTTCTTGCTGGCTTTCTTCTTTTTCCCGGCTGTTTTCACTTTCTTTTTGACCCACGGGCTTTTTGCAATACGGACTTCTTGCAATTCAATTGAAATAGCAAAACCGTTTGTGTAATCGCCTGTGTCGCGATCTATCTTTGTGATGATCACATTTTTAGCGACCTTACGCCCGGTATAAGTCAAAAGAGTTCCAGCATAAGCCTGCTTTTTGAGATATTCATAGTCACTATTTGCTGTTTTGCCTAATAAATAGCCAGAGACTGTTGTCGTCTCTGGCTTTCTTTGTACATGGTCCGTGATCGGGACCCCTTTTTCAACGGGATATGAAGTAACCTCCACATCCGCGCCGTCAGATTCCTTTTCGTTTACAAGATTAATCTTTCCGAGCTTCGCCAATTAATAAGCCCCCTCTGGTGGATAAAGCGACTTCAGCATGTCGAAAACTTCGTCAAATGTTTCAGTTACAGCCTTCTTCACCTTGGTTTCTGCCCCTTCACTGCCGCCCTCAACTTTTACATTGATCGACGGGTTAAATGTGATATTGACAGATGAAGTGCTTGAGCTTGTAGCAGCTTTTTCTGGTGTGTATCCAGTATCTGCGCCAAGCTCCCGACCGAGTGCAGCATACATTCCGAGTGATTGGTTTCTGTATCGTGGCTCAGTGGTGATGACATATTCTCTAAATCCGTTTTCACCAAGCGCAGCGACTTGTGGGCTGTTAATGACTCCGCCTGTCGCATAACCTCTATACGGCCCACCATGAGCCATTGAAACGAGCCCAGGGTGTTTTAAAATGCCACCGTATCTGCTGTTCAAATAATTGATAGCAGCAAGGATCTGGTCAACTGGATTTTTGATATTTCCGTGACCCGGTTCCTTGTTGGCATTGAATGTATTTGGAATAAACTGCATAAGCCCTTGTGACGGGTGTCCAGCTTTCCAGTTTGAATCCCATCTGTTTACGACATTAGGGTTTCCGCCTGATTCTTTCATAGCAATGGTTTCAAGTGCGCCAGCATATTCAGAGCCAAGGCCCTTGATTGATAGCGCTTGAGCTACCCACTTTTTGACGGCTTTTGAGCCGCCACCTGAAAAGCTTTCAGCGTAACTGGACATTTTGCCTTTAACAAAACCAACGGCTTTATCTTTAACAAAATTAAAAGCCCCTTTTGCAAGATCGCCGAACGATCCGGACATAGAAGGAGCTTTGACACCCATATTTTCCAAGACCTTCGTTAACAGTTTGGATGGATGGCCAACATAATCAAATACATCGAGAGCTATGTCTTTGGCTTTTTTCACCACATGTTTTGCTCCGTCTATTGCTGATGTGGCTTTGTCTTTAACCCAACCCAAAGCACCTGAGATACCTCCGCCAACATTTCCACTACCATATGCAGGGAGAGCCGACAAAGCAGCCCTTGTCTGTTTTGCAGATAATACCTCAGTGCCTTTCGGGAGGTTCATCAGTGTATCTGTTCCAGGGCTGAGTCCTACGTGTCCCGAAGGTGTCCGATACATTTCAGGGCCAGCGTTTGCCCCTTTACCGTCTCCCAGTATCGCTGGGCCTCCCGGATGTCCGCCTGTTCCGTGCGCATATTTAGGCACTTCCCATTTAGGGATATGCTTATCTTTCAAACCGATCTTATCAAGGACCCAGTTCACTCCGCCGATTACACCATTTACGCCTTTTCCGAGTGCTCCGGCAAGTTTGTTCGCTAAGCTAGTCACACCAGACACAGCCTTATGAGCCATGTTCTTAATTCCATCACCGATTTTACCCGGAAGTTTCTTGGCCCCTTCGACTAAATCATTGAAACGATCCATAACTTTTTGGCGTAAATCAAGCGCCAATAACGCGACTTTATTTTTTATATAAAGCCATCTATCAGTGATTGCTGAACCCATATTGCTTACAAGCTTTTTCACCATGCCGACAGCACTAGAAAAAATTTGCTTCACTCCGTCCCACATCATGCGGAAATTCCCAGTGAATAAGCCTTTGAAAACCTTCACGATTCCCATAATAATGCCGATTGCACCCTGAATGATCGCAATGATATTTTTAAGTGCAACTTGAATTATTGAGAGCACAACCGGGAACACAGCAGTCACGATATTTAGGATAAAACGGATCGCCGGAATGACCACAGTTGTGATGATATTCGCCAGAAATTGCAAAAGAGAAACAACAATCGGAAGTACCGCTTGTATGATTTGCATGATCTGCGGGAATACCTGCTGCACAACTTGAATCAAAATAGGAAGTGCCGCTTGCGCCAACTGTAAAATGATTGTTGCCGCTACAGTAAGCAATTGAGCCACGATTGGAAGAACAGCCATGATGACCTGTTTAATAATCGGGAACACTTGCTGCACCGCTGATAAAATTAACGGCAGCACTTGAACCGCTATTTGTCCTATTGATGAACCTAATAGCTGAATCAATTGCAAAACAAATGGAAGAGCTTGTTGTACAATGCTCAGGATCAACGGAAATGCAAGCTGAATCATCTGGACCAAAATCGGTAAAGCATTTTGCACAATTGAAACAAGGATTCCTGAGAAACTGCCTATCAATTGAATAATGATTGGCAGCACCGCATTAATTACGCTCAGGATAACCGGGAAAATCGTCTGGAAGCCTTGAACAAGTAACGGCAGAATACTGCTTGCTATTTGCAAGACACTTGTCCATAAAGTACCTGACAACTGCATCCAAGCTGAAAGCAATTGCTGAATCAGTGGCATAATTTGCGGACCGATTGTCTGGAACGTTTGCGAGATAGCTGCAGCAAACAAAACAAGCGTGCCGCCTATTTGAACGAAAGCCTGCTGAAGTTGTCCGGCCAGCTGCTGAAACTGTGGCGTCAATTGCGTGACCAATTGCCCGAAAGACTGTTGAAGCGTGTTGATGATTGGCTGCAATGCCTGAAAAACAGTCGTTAGAACAGATTGTACCGATGTCCATGCTGTCTTTAAGGCCTGGCTTACATTTTGGTTTGTTTGTTGCATGCGATACAAGGCGCCAGCAACACTCAAAATAGCACCGACAGCCACACCGATTGGCCCTGACACTCCGAGGAATGCAAGTCCGATCGCCGCGACAAACGGAGCAACAAGAGAAACCATCCCTTTAAAGCTGGATAGACCGACTTTCAACTGCTCCATGAATCCTTTTACGATGCCGTTTAGACCGTCTGACAGTCCTTTACCGAAGAAGTCCGAGACTGTCTTTCCGGCATTATGAATGAAGCCTGACACAGTTTTCACAGCCGTTTTATAGGCCGACTCAATTCCAGCCACTAACTGTGGATGCGATTCACCGAGACGATCCCATAATTTCAAGGATTCAGCCTGCATTTTATGAATGGCTGTAATCGCCACGTTTTGTGCGTCCTTGAATCCTTTCAAGAATGCAGGCTTCAGACCCTCCGCTTCTTTGATCATCGTATGGAATGCACCGACAACCGCCGATTTCCCCATGTTAGCAAAGCGTTTCATCGCGTCTGTCGCTGGCTTGAATCTCTCCTGAAGCTTATCGAAATTCTTGTACAGCAAATAAATGCCGGTTACAAGGAGAACGATGGCCCCAGCTACGACATACACCGTGCCCGACATAGCAGCCAGCCCGGTTACAACTGGACCAATGAACATCCACAAACTGCTGAGAGCTCCAAGGAACCCATTAACTAACCCTACCCCTATCGCTAGTGGCGATAAAAGTAGGGTTAAAACAGGGATGAGAAGCATAAATCCTTGGATCATTTTCGAGAGTACAGGGTGTGCATCGTTAAACTGAATGATCAGCTTCGCAACGGCCGTAATGCCCTTGTATATCGCCATCGCAAAAGCCGCAAACACTTCGATTGCTGGCTGGATGGCTTTTAGTAGTGTACTGCACATCTCTTCCCATGCCTTTGAATAGCCGGGAACTGTTTGTGTTGCTGCTTTATGAAGCCCTTGGAACATGAAAAAGTTTGTAATAGCTGCGCCCATCGCAACCATTTGAAAACGCATATAACCCTGAGTGATCATCATTGTCATATCGTTTAGCTCTTTCATGTTGGCAGTAGGCCCGAGCATTTTCAGAGCCAAATGCGCAGCAGTACCCTGCTTCGCCATGTTCTCAAGCGTATTCGATACGGCAAGCCCCGCTTTATTAACTTGATATAACGGGTTTCCCATTCGGTCATAGTTCGCCGCGATCTTCTCAGATTGAGTGGACCGAGCCATTAGTGTTCCTACAGTCTGCAGCATGCTCATGCGCATCATTTTGTTGTTTTTCATCATGTTGTCTGTGACTTGCTTGTGAGCACGTCCCAGCCTGTACACTTCATCCATAAACTGCTGATTGGTTCCAGACCAGCTGTCCATCTGGTTCCCTAACTGAAAGAAACCATACTGAGCTCGGATCATTTCATTCCGGAAACCGTTCATGCCGTATCTTTCTTCATTCCAAGCTCGACGCATTTCATTGAGCATTTGTATCGTATCGGTTTCCAGTCCACGAGTTGAGCCGCGCAAAAAGTCCATTTCTCGACTATACTGCCGGATTCCCCTATAATCTGGGGCCGGGACAGCTACCGCTGCCACGTTATTCTGAACGCTTTGTGTATTCTGCTGTGTAGCATTTGCTGCAGGCGTACCGATACGGCTCATATCGACATTATTCAAATTCTGCCTGAGTTGATCAATTGACTCATTGGCATTTGTTATAGAAGTCTGATCAACATTGATATTAACCTCAGACGGCAGGCTTTGAATAAGTCTACTTGTCTCTTGTACCTGAGTATTCAGCTGACTCAAACGGGATGTAACTAAATCGATTTGAGGCCCAAGCCGTTCTATCGTTTGGCTGGCAGTTTGCAAAGAAGAGTTATCCAGAATCATACTCATATGAATGTCTCTAAAATTCCGCTGTTGCCTTTGAACCTGAGCCATCCGTGTACGCATCTGTGAAAAACTTCCGCCAGCATCGCCGACATGATCAACGAGTCTATCTATTTGCTGATTTGCTCTTTCTAGAGGGGAGGTATCAACGTTCAATTCAACGTCAATATGCGTACTTCTTAATGCTTCTGACAACGTTCATACCCCCTCATTTTGTTTTGTTCTTTTTGTTTTCTTTTTCAATATGGATGTCGAGGGCTGCATTTGCTTCTAACAGCGTGTCAAGATCCATCGCCGCGACCTCTGAGAAGGAAAACTTCCCAGACATCACAAGGCGATACATAGGCCAGTTATCACTCGCCTTCTTTTTGTAATACTGCTTTGGTTTCGATGGTTTCGTCGTTAAGAAAGGAAGAAACCTCGCGCATTAATTCATTAAATCCCGGGTTCTCGTCAAAGTACTCATAGCTCACTTTCGGATCAACAACAACCTCTTTCATATACAGTTCATACAGACCCGCAGAGTTAGGCTTTCCTGTGTTGACATTGATTGCCTCGTCCTGCAATTCCACATTACGCTTTGTTCCTGGATGTTGAAGAGTGTACTCAATTCCTTGGATAGTTACTTTCTTTTGTTTACCGAATTTTGACATAGGTTTTCCCTCCGCTTGTTTAGTTTGCATATATTGAAAAGCAGCCCTATTGGACTGCTTCTTTGCGTTTGATTTCTTCTTTTTTGCCATCGCTTAATTACTGTTCCAATACTGTATAGTCAAAGACTTGAATCTCGAACTCACGATCTCCAATCTCGTCACTAAATTCAGCGTCAGCAGGCTTTTTGACCATCGCTTCTGTGCCGCCGATTTTTTCCTGTCCGCCCGTAACCCAGATAGGGAAACGCTGGGCCGTGTTTGCCATTTTATTTAGGTATGGTACAAATGGCGACCCCATTGAAAGTGTCAGTGTGATGGTTCCGAGTGGGTTGTTTTTCGTTGCAACACTGACATCACCCTTGGCGCTGACTTTAGTCGAGAACTTTTCTTCGTCTTTTGCACACGAAACCATTGTGCCCTCGGAATAACCGGTTACGATTTTCCCGTCAATGTTCGTGTTGACTTCGTTTGCATCATAAACGTACATTCTTTATATCCTCCTTAAATTGAGATTTCACCAGTGATTCCAGCTGAATGAACCGCGCCAGCCAGCTCAAAAGTAAATGAAAGGCCGTTGTATACACGGTTCTTTCTGTCTTCATCTGTGATTTGATCACGTGTTTTTGTGCTGACTGAATATACTGGCTGACCGTCTTCATCTTCAGCCACGATGCCATTTGCATAAGCTTTTTGCATAACGTTTGTGACCTGAACACTCAGCAACGAAAAACCAGCATTCGAGAACGAAATTTTTCCGTTATTTGAGAATGCTGATTGAATAGAGGTTTCAATATTCAATTTCACCCAGTCTTTTCCGTGCAGTACATCGATATATTCTCCGGATGCAGTAATGCCCTCGGATGTCTCGTTGCGGCCTGCTTTGGTTACATAAGCAATAGCCCCTTCTGTGTGCAACTTCCTCAGCTCGTCTGCCTTAATATCTTGAGGCGTGATGCCAACGATATTTTTAAACTTCCAAGTTACTGATCCCACTGTATGAGAAGCAACCGAACCAACAAGGCCAGCTTCCGGATGCTCGTCATTTAACGGGTGATAGAAAACGATTGTCCGGTCCTTACCTGTGTAAGAAGCAACTTCTTCACGGTCAGTTACCTGTAAAACTAAAAATTTATATGATTTTTCTTCCATCGCTTTTGCCGCTTCCAGTCTTTCGTCCGCTGTCGCATCAGCAAGGATCAAGAAGTGCCAGTCATTGTCGAAATACTCGTCAAACGCATTCCGAATGGAGAATGTTGCTGTTGTAGTCGCTCCTTCCTCTGGCGTTTCTGTGTTGCCGCCATAAGTACCGATGGCAACCTTTGACGGTGCATTGTCACCCTGCGCAAAGATAGCCGCAGCCTTTTTATATGCTGCTGTGGTTTCTGCATAGTCTGCCTTAATAGCTTCTAATGAGCCATATTCTTTATATGTGTTGTGGCCGTCTACCTTCGCAAGAATCAGAGGTGTTCCCAATCCTTTAAGGCTGGACGGTTTCACTAAGTCAATTTTGACTGTAACGTCACTAAGTGGCATATGATTTACCCTCCTGTATTTTCAATTCGCACAGAGTCGAAAACCTCTGTATTCGCTTCGCCACGAGACACACGCGTTCTAAAGCGCGTATCGAAGCCGTGACGGCGTTCTGTGTCAATCGTGATAAATGTATCTCGATTACCGAAACCGTCGTTCCTGACCCATACCAGCCCATTATCATGAAGCTTTTGCCGTGCTTCAGCTGTTTTGAAGTACACCGCTGTTTGTTGAGCAAGGGAAATGGCCTCAATATGGCTGTTTGAAACCCATGTAAAAGAGAAAACAAGCTCGATGTCTTCCGTTAACACTCCCTGTTCTTCAATGCCTCGATGTTGGGGCAAATACGGGGATATCACGGTATACGTGCAAAAAGGATAGACAGGTTGTTTCCCTGTACCATTTGCAACGATAACGACATGGCCTGTTTTCTCTCTAATCAGTCCCAAGACTGTTTGTATTATGCTGTTGTAGTCCATCTGAATTGATCACCGCCTTTAAGATATAGCTGTTGAAATCGGCATACGTCCCATAAGGCGTCATCGCTTCAACATCAAAGGTGGCACCATCAAAAATCACCTGAGCTTTCAGAGGAATTTCATTCTTGATAAATAGCTGCCTGTCCATAGATGTAAGCCGGCCGCCAGATTGATAGATCAATTGTGACTGTAGAGGTACTATTGCCCCTCTTTCGTCTGACTTCGTCGGTTTCGGTGGCACCCATTCGCCGAGATCATCGTATGAGCCTTCTTCAGATGGAATAAGCAATGTAAAATCAACGCTGTACCGCTTAATCAGATCAGAAAAAATGAAATGATTCCCCATCAGCTTTCTACCTCATAATCCATAGAGCCAATCATTTCCCCGGTATCAACCAATGGATTTGAAGAGCCTTTTTCCTCGGTTGTAAACGGATGGTTTGCAGGATTCCTCAAGTCTCGGGCATACACTTGAAGCCGCCCTTTTGCAAGCAGGCCGACTGTTTCCATGATATCATTCATTGAATCGCCATTCTCTAACGCTCTATTGACCAAATCCTCTACCTTTTGAACAATCTCTTCCTCGTTCTCGTCCCATCCAGCACGGATGAAAGAACGCTCCGGAATGTTGATATATTGAGTTTCTTTCTTGAGGTACAGCCCTTTTGCAGCAAGATAGTTCCTCATTCGATCAGTTACAGCAATACGGCAGCCGAATTCGTGAACAGCCGCGATCATTTGCCGCTCACTGTCCAGGATTCCAACTTTCACATTACCGACAGAACCGAGGTTTCTTATGACTTCTGGAATACGGTTGCTATCTCGTACCCGAATGTTTCTACGTGCCATTTAATCACCTCAGTGGTTTAAAACAGATTTTTTTGTATGGCCGGAATAACTCATGAACAGGATTGAGCCTTTCTTCATCAGCCGCATAGGATCTGCTCATGCCCCCAATTGATTCAGATAGAACACCTGACGGGTTTTCTCTGTCAATCTTGATTAATAGGGCGATCCCCTTTTTTACGGCCGGAGGAAGAGACACAGTATTATCTGGACCAACAAAGAGATTGTTACAGTATGCCCTCGCATAAGAAATACCATCTTCCAGATCAATTTGCAGTTTGGCATCCTGCGATGTGTCATCAGCTGGGATTCCCAGCCTGACTTTTAATTCTGCCAAGTCCATTTCTCTCATTCCTTTCAAAGAACCGGTTCATATGTCGCAAAACATCGGCAGTTAATATCATTTGTTGGATCACCGCTTTGCCCCGGCGCTTCTGCTGTTACATGAACACCATTTTTATTGATTCCAAGATCAAACAACTGATTGACCATGCGTTCCTGCCCTTCTAAATGGACATGATCAGCATGTTTTGTCTCACGGACTCTTTCATCGCCAATGTTGTGCCAGATTTTTTTCATGTTGATGCCCCATGACTGAACTTTTTTGGCAGCGTCGAGCGTTGCTCTTTCCCTTATGCGATGCATTTCCGTATTGGCTATGCGCTTTGATCGGTTGTAACTCAGGCCGACATCAGTCTGGAGCTCCTTCGCAACCTGAGCAAAGCGTTTTCGCTCAATAAAACCGCGTTCGATTGTCTTGTTAATCTGCTGTATTGTCTTTTTACGGTCTGTTTCAATGGCTTTGTCCATTTGTTTACTACTAATAGCCTGCCGAACGTCTCCGGGAGCCCATTCAGCAGGCAAATTTGCCTGATTTGGTGTTTCTTTTGGCTTCGCAAGTTTTATCCCTAACGCAGCCAGAACGCCAAGGATCAGCCAGCTGTATGATGATTCGTAGGTTTCTTCAAGAAATTCTATAATCATAGCTTTGACCTTTGCTGACAGATCACTAATCAACGATGTGATTTCCCGCTTTATACGGTTTAGATCACCGTGTCTATTAGCGTCAGCAAGTGTGGGCTCTTCGGTTTGATCAAGTTTGACGAATAACGCCGTCAGCTTTGACAGCACATCTTTTGAAGCACGCTGAAAAAGCCGCTTGAGTTTCCGTAAGAATTCCTTGGTTTTACGGTTCAACGGCTTCAAAAGCTCTTTTTCAGTTTGTTCTTTATCCACCGCTTACCCTCCTACTCTTCGGCTTCTGCTTCTTTGCCTACAGGTTTTTTACTGTTCTTCTCGGCTTTTTTAATGGGAGACTGCACTTTTTTAAATTTATCTTCCTTCAAAAGCATATTGCCGTGCTCTTCACCCACAAACCAAGTAGAATCAGTTTCAGTATTTTGAATCCACATAAAAAAATCCCTCCTTATTTCGGACGGGCTGCACTCAGAACGGCCAGCGCTTCCGGTCTAGTTACCTTTGCACCATACAGATGAAGTCCTTTAACTGCATCAGCAAAACGTTTTTCAGGACGGTAAGCTTCAACTTGAGCCGCTTGATCCGCATAAGACCATGCAATATTATGACCAGCAATAATCTTATGATTTTCTGTTCCGCCTTCCGGAGTAGATACAGGGGCGTTATTTGACTTTAGAATTAAGAATCCTGCAGCTTGTCCTACTACACCGTTCAGCAAACGATCTTCAGAAGACATGTTGCCAGCTTTAACAAAACGATCATCTTTCAGCATTAAACCTTCATACCATGGTGGAACAACAGCCCATCGCCCTTGTTCCGGGACATCCGCCTCATCCAGTTTCACTGACAAATCGACAAGATACTCGTAAGCATCATTCTTTGTTGGCGAAACAACATTTGTGTCACTCCCGATCGTATGGGCTGCGTTTACATATTGAGAAGCAATAAATGAATCAGCTTTGTTTTTAAGCGCATATGCCGCCTCTTTCATAGCTTCATCCATTAATTTAGGGTTTTGCTGAATCTTGTCCACATCATCAATTTGGAAGTTAAAATACTTCATTTCAGTAATGACAAGTTTGCGTGATTGATCATCCAATGTTTGTGGACTATCCATATCAGCATTTTTTGTGTAATCTCCCACACTTACTCGACCGATGTTGTTAATTGTTACTGCATCACCAAGGTTCTTGATTTCACCTTCATAATCTCTATTGATTACGCCCGGCTGTCCATAAACCAGGTTCTTTTGTAGGTTATAAAGTAGCCTTGCGCTCCAGAGAGTAGGAATAAAATTGTTTAGTGCCATGTTCTTTCATCCTCCTATTTTCCTTTATAGAACTCCTGAATTTGATCCCAGTTTTTATTGATTTCATCAGGTGTCATTTTTTCTATTGCCTCATGTGTTAACGGTGTTGGGGCGCCGCCTGAAGGTGGTGGTGTTGATCCCCCTTGCTTGAATTGTTCATTTACGATGTTTTGCTGAAAAGTTTTGAACGCTTCAGAGAGCACACCAAGATTTTGTTCAGTTGCCGCTTCGTCTTGTCCAATAAAGAAGTCCACCAAGTTTGTTGGCAATCCTTTTTCAGTAGCAATTGACAAAGCTTTATTCCTCAGCGTTTCTCGCTCTTTCTCCTGCTCTAAGCTTTGAAACTTGTCTTGTAGCTCACGCAATTGTCTTTGCTCTTCTGTTTCGGGTGGGAACCTTTTTGCAATCTCTTCTTCTAGTTTCTTCGGCAGGGTCTTTGATTCATAAGTCTTAATAGCATCTGTAACCCTGCTGTCTGAAAATGATTGCAGCCATTTTTTCCCCTGTTCGTTGTTTTCAACAAAATTACGAACAACATCTAATGTGATTTCACCGCCGCCAGGTTGAGCTGTAGGTGACGGATTGTTTCCTGCGCCACTGGCATCTTGGTTTTCTGCTGGATTGGCAGTAGAACCCTCTTCTCCGCCTTCAGCGAAAAACTGCATATTTTTTAAGTGAAGTGGTAATCTTTCATTACCAAAAAACTTCAATGACTGTACATTTAATCGTTTCATTCTATATAGCCTCCTTGCCCTTATCAGTTGCCTCAGCCCCTAATAAGTACAAAAGTATTTCGGTTGCTCTTTAACGCCTACAACGCGAAAAAAAGGCATAAAAAAAGCCCCTCAAGAAGTGAGATGCTGTATTTTATATATTTTATTTTTGTAATCCGTAATCTTCGTGTTGTTCCTGTTCTTCAATATAGTTTCCCTCAAGATCATAGGCATCTCGTTCCGCTGCCATTCTTTCAAGCTCAAAACGCACATCATCAACGAAGGATAATAGAGCCAGTCGTGTTTCTTCACTCACTTGCCCTTTGAGTTGCGCAGACGCTTGAGCCTCTTCAAGAATATTTACAGGTAGGTTTCTTTTGAATTGAAACCACAGTTTCAAATACCCATCTTTGTCCGCAAGGATCTTTTTGTCCCATGCTGAGCAAAGAATTTTATACTGATACCTGAATGCTGCTGTCATTTTGCGTTCCATTGTAATTGCTTTATGCTCTAAGGCCATAAGTTTGTAACGCATAGCAACACCCGTTATAGTTCCACCAAATGAGCCATCTGAGAAATTGACCGTCTTTGCGAAACGGAGAATGTTTTCTTCCAACCGGTTCAAATGATTTTCAATCATAGTATCGTTGATTTCCTTGGTTAGAAATTTCACATCGCCATTTTCGTCAAATACTTCAAAAACACCGCTTTTTTTCAGATTCTCCATATCTTCCTCATCCAGTGAAGCCCCTTTTACAATTAGATAAGCAAGACGAAACTGCTCAATCTCGTTAGAAGCATCAGATAGAGTTCGATCATATGCATCAATTAGAGAAATGACCTTTTCTGTGTCGCCTTTCAATTCTTTGTTATTAGGCACACCAAACAAAGGGCAGCCGGCAAACATGTGCGGTTTTCGTTCGATTAATTGATAAAGCTCTTTATCAGACGACTTGAAAGAATAAATGTACGTAGCATCATAGAAATCGGCACGATATGATGTTACTTTGGTTTCTCCGGACCACTCAAACACTTGATAATAACGCAAACCAAATGTCGGCTCTGTAATGTCGTCAGAAGCAAGAATAATAGCTTCCCAGGGATCAACATTGCGTAGCCGCTCATTACCTTCTTCGTCAACATAAAGCAACCGGGCACCGTATCCACATATAGAAGCTGTTTTCCCTAGTTCTGAATCAGAATCCTCAATGTTATTTCTAGTATTGAATGTACTGACCATTTTCTTGAGAGCTTCATCTTCGGTTTCATAGGTGATTGGGTGACCAAACATATACCCTGTTTTTGTATCTATGATTTCAGAATCGAATGAGTTGTTCAGCTTATTATTCACTTTGTCATCGATCCGTTTCACAGCTTCATTACCGATACCATCATAGTCAATTAACTTTCTTGTAAGAATAGGAACACCAGATGGATCAGCCTTATATCTTGCATATAACTTGATCATTTTGTCCCTAGTGGGTCGATGCTCCTCAATCATCAGCTTAATGATATTTCCGCTGATTCCATTCTGCTGAATAAGATTTATGAATTCTTTCATGACTTCACCTCCTACAATCGCACGCGCTTTTTGATTGGCTCCATGCTATAACGAAGCGCATCAATGAAATGGTTATATTCATCGACAGGCTTATTGATAAGCTTGCCGTCTTTGTTTTTGTCCCACACATAGTTACTAAATTCCATTGCGGCATTCGAACATTTCGGATGAATAAAGATGGTGAACTGCTGCAGGAACTGGATGCCTGCTTTAATGCTATCAGGTCCCTTCTCAGCTGGCTTGATCTTCTTTAAGCCGTATTTACGTAGCTCTGCAATACTTTTTTGCTCAGCTGAATCAGCAATGATTAATTCTTTTCTGTAACCCATATCAGTGATGGTTTCTGCTATCTCGTTATTTAAGAGCCCGGGCTTATACATTTCATCGAAAATATAAAGCTCACGGTTTTTAATATCCACCAACGAACAAGCCAGGGCAGAAGGATCTGTTGTAAATCCGAAGTCCAAACCGAAAGCCGATTTGATCCCTTCACGCTTGGCTATTTCAAAACGATCAAAGGCGAATTCACGCCAGTTCGTAAAGATGGCACCTTCAGCAATCCCCCATTCGCCTAATCCTTCAATTTTGTAACGCCGGAGATTGTTCTTTTTCATCCAGTCAAATAGCTGTCGGTCATCATCACCTAAAAATTCATTGCACTTGTAATTTGTAGTAAGAGCCAGAATATTGTTGTCTTGGACATCAAAAAAACGCCGCTTCAACCAGTGCTTTTCATTCCACGGGTTAAATGACAGCGTTATTTGCTTAAAATATCCGGGTGGCAATTCACCCCGAATACTCATATCAACTTTGTTAAAATCGTCTTCGTTTAATATCTGATATGCTTCCTCGAACCAAGCCCAGCAGAGATAACCCACATCAACTGTAATTGACGTTACACTCATTGGATCATCTAAACCACGGAACAAAATCTTTTGTCCTGTCGGCTTGTATCGGATCTCTAACGGACTTATAGTCCATTCCCATAAGTGTTCAACTTTAAGGCGTCTAATAGCCCATTTAAGCTGCGCATACGTTGAATCTTTATGATCTTTGTAAACCTTCCTCACAACAAGCGTATTTGCTTGAGGGAATTGCATCATGCGGTAAATAATGTTTAGTGCAGTTGTGGTGGATTTTTTAGAACCACGGCCGCCCTTTACCACTCGATAACGCCCTTCATAATTCCAGAAGGTTTTATAACCGCCGCCCACAATCTCTTTTAAACTCACGCGAACAGTATTAATCATCTAAATCATTCACAATCTCAACTTTTATATCAGCGCCACCATTTTTAACAACTGCTCTTGTTTTCTCGATATTCAAGCGCATCTGCTCCAATTTAAGGCGCCGCTCGTCTGCTTCGTGAGCCAGCTGGTCAAACTGCTTGATCAATCCCCTTAGCTCTCCCATTGCCCGAGATTGAGCATTCAGGAAGGTTGCATGACGATCCCAAGCGAATTGAAATTCATACTCTCCCTCTTCAATTTCGCTGACCTCAGATATGAGGGACCTTTTCTTTTTCAGCTCTTTGATCATTTCTTCCTTATCAGAAACGAACATAATGCGTTGCGCCCGGATAATGGCTGCATATTGAATCTGTATCTGGTCCCATATCATATCAGCAGGCGAGCGTTCCTGAATCTCTTCCATGATCTCAAGAGTTTCTTCTGGCAGGAATTTAGAGAAAAAGCCGTGAGTCACAGCGTTTTGATTGCCCGCCGGAGCCGCACCGCCTTTGTTTCCTATTGCGTTTTTATTACCGGGTGGCGCACCCACCTTTTTTGTGTGCACACTTTTTTCAGAGGGTGCACCCTTTTTCCTTTCCCAACCGTGCCGCTGCTTCCACGATTTTATGGTGTTCATTGACACCCCGTATTTCTCGGCAAGGTCCTTGTATTTCATGCCTTTGACGTAATCCTTATACGCCTGAATGTGCTTTTCGGGCATCTACATTCACCGCCGCCCCCTTCTGGATTGTGTTTGTTTTGGAACTTAATTTTTGTCCTTCGCCGCATACACGACACTCGATATACAGAAGAACGTAAGTGCTATAAACCATGAGGTTTCCAACGGATGTGCATAAATTGTCTCCATGCTGTTCCTCCTTCATATTCTCTCTAAACCAAGCCCAAACTCAGAGGCTGTCAGCCACCAATAGTCTGATCTGAGATTCACTGGACCCGGTTTACAGAGAACATAAAAAAGAGCCATATAATTCAATGGCTCTTTCGTCTATTCTTTAATTTCAATATCTGTAATTTGCGTTGGGTTAATAAGAATAGAATCACCAAGATCAATCAAGCGATTTTTCAAAACTCGTTCGCCATCCAACTCATCATGGAAATAATCTATAAGATTTTCTACGTCTTTCATATCTTCGTAGGAAACTTCAAAAGATTTTTTACTACTCATTGATATAAGCACTTTCATAATTTCACCCCCCACCTAATTATCGGATAAGGAGTGTGACAAGGGAACCATTTGCAAAATTTGTCGAACGAAAGCACCCTTCATAAATAGGTGGCAGTCGTAAGACAAAAAAGCACCCTATTGAGCGTTTGAGGATTCGTCCTGTTTATTTTGTTTTTTTAAATCTTCATATTCATCTTTACATTCTTGGAGTATATCATTTAGATAGTACCTTTTATCAATTTTCCCAGCCATTCTATACAAATACAAACCATATGCAATTGCAATAACTATAAAACACAAAAAAACATAGAACACTGCTACTTGAAAAACAGATGAATAATCTAATGATTTTAACCAATTTAGAAATTCTTCTTTACTTAGTTTTTCTTCACCTAAATAATTTTTTAATAGAGTATTGTAAGAAGTAAGAGTTACAGTTATTAATGCAATCGCCATTGATGCTACAATAGATAACAATACTGCAAAAAAAGTAAAAGGAATATTATAAATAGCTTGACTATCTTTGGCACCTTCAATTGAAGAATTCACTCTACGTAACATTCTCTCTATATCGTTTTTATCGTGATCCATTACTATTGACTTTTTCAAATCTGTTTGTTCATCAAATGTTAAATTATAAATTTTCCCATACCGGTTTTCCAAATAGCTTTTTACATATTTTGATTGTCCAAATTTTCTAGTCAATTTTTTCGCCTCCCAAATTATTATCGGTAATTAGATAATGTTTTGGAAGCTATTGCAAAATTTGTCGAGAAATTTTCAGTTTAAAGCACCCTTTAGCTACGGGTGCTCATTTCTTCCTATGCTTTTGGAATTCCAATATATCCTCTTTAATAAAAAGCCTGTCCCTCGGCATTTCTTTAACCGGTTCAAGTTGACCGGTTTTAATTAGCTGATTGAGATATTGACGAGTAAAGCCCAATATTTCAATCGCTTCACTTGTGTTAACGATCTCCTCATTCAAAAACTTTTTAATCGCATCACGCTCTTTAAGGCTATACACCAAGCATCACCCTCTTTTTTCTCGATATTTTTGATAAAGGGAAATTGACTTTTCCACAATTGAAACAGCAAACAAAACAATTATGCATATATCTAAAGTTGTCTTTAATGGACTGGCTGCAACATGCTGCCGAACAAATAACATGTATCCCAAAGCAAGAAGGACAAAAATATCAGTTGACGTTCTGAGTTTTTCCATTGTTTGAAAGTGGCTGCTTTCATGGTTATATAATTATTTGTGTCACTTATGTTATACTTGGAGCAAGGGAGAAGCTCTACCTTCTCCCTCGGCTCAAAATCATCTGCGCTTTCTTGGTCGTCTGCGTCTTTTGATTTTGGGCTTTTTTGTTTTAAGCTTTTCTCTTATGATAAGAGCTTTTTCAAAGATAGTGAGTGCTGTAAGTATGATGCCCAGTATCACTGCTATTTCAGCCACTTTCGTTCCCCCCTTTCTATACTTTAATTATATATGATTACTTTACTCACGTCAAGTTAATTTAAGATTTTTTTTCTGTTTTCTCACACAAAAAAACAACCTATTCATGCTAAACAGAATAGGCTGTGTTCTGCTCTATTTTTCATTTTCAAACGGGAACGCTCAATGTTTTTCTGCACTGTTCCTTTTTTAATGTCCAGCAGCTGGGCGATCTCTTCAAAGGACATGTTTTGCACAGTGTGCATGATGAAAATGTCCTTTTCTCTTTCAGTAAGGACCGAAAGGGCATCAGCAATTCTTTCTTTGTCCCAATCACTTACCTCTCCTTCTGGCTCCTGATTGATCGCGTACTCTTCTGGCATTGCATCAATGATACGAGGATCAGCAAGAATCGTTCTTTGATAAACGTCCCTTCTGTCAGCTCCCCGGCGTGCGCCCGGTTGTCTTCCGTTCTGCAGCCATTCGAGAGTGAATTCAATATCGCTAATCATACTGCCAATGATCTCCTTATCGTTCTTTTGTTCTGCTGTCATTTCAATTTCAGGCGTTTCAGAGAATGCCCGGTACATCTTTCTCGCTTCTTTTAACGCTCTTTTGTATTCAATGATTAAATCCTGCATGTTTATCCCCCTCTTATTTATGCGTAAAAGAGTCGCCTTTGCCTCTTCTGAGTGTTTGCTTGTCTCAACTACCAAAACCTTCCATATCGCTCCTTCGCGTTTTTATTGGACTTTTTCTTCTCTTGTTTCATTTCGTCCCTTCGTTCAAATAAAAAACGGACACCAACCAAAGTACAGAATTCTCTGTACAGTGATCAGTGTCCGCAGGCTTTCCATCTTGGACTTTTTTTAAATTAAATGTTTTTTAGCTATAGTAAATAACGGCATAGCTATATCAAATAAATTCTTCTCACCAACTTTTTTATAAACTACTATATTTCCATCCTTCGTTAACAAGACACTTAGAATATCATCTTCGTTTTCTATTGGATTCGGCACATCTAAACGCAAAGCAGAAATAATTCCATCACTTTCTTCATAAGAACTCCAATTTTGACTCGCGGTAACAGTACCCCCACCCAAATAGGCAACTTCTACATCAGCTATTTTTAAATCTCTCCACCAACCACCTTTTATTGCAGCATTATCATTTTCTTCTAATTCTTCTTTTAATTTTCTTAAATCTATAGTTATAGGTTGTGAGTTATATTGGTTATTCCCACGTCCAACAGTCCCATCGATTAATCGCTTAATCCCGTGTTCAATAATTGACTTTTTGGAACCCCAAAAATATAGAAAATCATCATCTGATTTAGCCACATTGAAAGTTTCATCAGCAGAAATAGCAATTATATCGTGTGCCGTTCCATCTTCCAAATAGCCTTTTCCTGTAAATGAATCTCCAATTGGATGTATTACTTGATACTTTTTTAAATCTTCTTCTGTATATTCAGTACTACCTAAGTTTTTAAGCGTTGTTTTAAAAGATTGACTTTCAGAACCAGTATTAAATTCATTTGTTTCTAATGGTAATTGTTCTGGGAAATTGATTAATCTCTGCATAATAATTGATTGCGGCATTTAATTCTCTCCTCACAAATCAATTTAATTACTTTGTCCAAAGCTTTAATTAAAGATGTTCTTTGATTTGTCACCAAAACTATATTCTTTTCGTGTGCACTTAAATGTACACCAGGATTACTTTTAATTTTAATATTAAAAGATAATATATCAGATGGCTTAACCTCTTTAATAAAATGTTTTTTCATGAAGTCAACTTTTTTAGTGTTTTTAGCAACTTTCATTGTATACTTATTCTCTTCTACCCCTAAATCATCACAAATCCTCTGATAAAATTGAACTATAAAATCTTCAATAATTTCTTGTCCATTTTTATACTTTAAAGTAGCAGATGCACTTACATTCAAATTCATCTGACCAAAATTATCTGTTTGGATAATCGAGAAGTAAATCTTGTATGGTTTAATGTACATTTTAACGTTGTTAAACTTATCAAAAGAAACTTCGACTAACTCATTTTTGCGCCCTGTATGACCTTTGTTTTTTAGTAAATCATAAAAAATTGTTTGGACTTCCGTATAATCATCTTTAATTTTTTGTAGAGTGAATTTTCGACTATGTTAAAAACCGCTTGAAAATCTATATCAAAATTATCGAAATTAAAGTGATTTTTCACCCATCTAAAACCCACTCTAAATTTTTGGGATTTGTCATATATAGTTTTAAGTAAAGCTGCTAATGTTGGTAAAATAATTATTCCTGTTGCCCAATTAAATCCTTTTGTGTAAAACTGAAAAAGCATTGTTGCAAGAAGACTGAGTAGCATTAAAACCCACATCATCTAGCCCCCTTATCTAATAATGTCATTAATTATAGCCATAAGATATTGCTTGGTAAACATTCTTAAGAATTAAATCAATTAACTTCCTCTGTCTAATTTACAACAATGTTTATCTTTTCCACAGTTTTCAGTACAATAATACCATTTATTTTCATATTTTTTCTAATTTTTTTCACCCTTTTTCATCCCTCCATCGTTTTTTTCTTTTTTGATGAATTATTTTTAAATCTCTATTTCCTCCTCAACGCCCATGCTGCAGCCGCATTTCGGACAGCAAGCATCTGGGCGGATTTTTATATCTAATTCGTTGTGACCACATTCAGGGCAGCTGTATTCGATCATGCTGTCATCCCCCTATTCCCAGCCGACTGCAATTGCAAAGAATAAAACCAAAACCATCGCCCCGATTAGCCAGCCGTTTGTCTTATCACGCTTTGCAATGATTGTTTCATCACCGATCATTTTCAGATCGTCTGACTTTGCCACGAGCACTGGTATGTAATCTGGATGGACTTTCAAATATTCCGCCGCCTGCTCAACTGTCATCGCTTCGTCTTTCGTGGCTTTGACTGCCCGCTGAAGCTCCACTTGTAAAGGAATCATTTTGCATCACCTACAATCTGCAGATTCTTATAATGAGCTACATGTCCGCAGGGATTTTCCCAAATATGAATTGATCCAAAGAATCCGTCCTCAGCATGCTGCGTGAGCTGAGGATTCCCCATTTTCCCGCCGCAAGTAGGGCATTCCCAAAGTGCGTTCACTTCTTTGAACCCGATCATGAAACCATTGGAATCGCGGGCGGGAATATTTACTTTTTTTGCATTCATTCCGCATCACCTTCCTTCTGCAAGTCAGCAATAATCTTTTTAGATTCCTCAGATATTGAATACAGAACTGGCATTTGTATAAAACGTTCTTTTGTTCCAAAGAAAGTACGGTCAAATCCGAATTTTGAGAAGTGAACCGGTATGTCCTGACCCTCAGAATGCTTACAGATTTGAAAGGCCTCTTCTTTTGTATAAAGCCCCGCACGCTGTAGAATAGCTGTGTATCCGCTGCTATTAATACCCCAAAACAAATGAACACTGCCGCCGAAATGCAAGTCTTTATATCTAGTGGTTAAAATCAGATATTCTTTCATTTCGCATCACCCTCCAATTCATTTTGAGCAACTGTTATCGCAAAAGTGAGATTGGTAATGATCTTCTCTAAAGTCTTTTTATATCGTCTGCTTTCCCCGCTTAGTTGCTGAATGTCCTTTTGAGCCTGCCGGAACTGATGAACCGTTACTTCCTGCTGACGTTTGTTTTCCTCAATGATTTCCTGCTGCTTAACAGACAGTTCAGCTTGCTCTATAAGCCAAGCAATGTCATTCTGCGGAATGTATGTCAGTTTTTTCAGACGTTCAATTCTCTCTTTCATGTCCGTTCCTCCCCCGCAGGGGAAAGCCCCTGCTATTTGATTTTGAAACCTATTTCGTGATCGACTCGAGCAAAGCTGCCCTTTGCCGTTTGAATGATTGTTTTGCCATGCTCCGGGGCTTCCAAGACATGTGCGGTGCCCTGGCTCCCGTCTAAAACGATGATCTGTATTTTGCCCGGCTCAATTGCCTGTTCGATTGTTGTATCTTTGCTTAAATTAATTTCTCTTGGGTTGTACATTCTTAGCGCCCCCTGTGCTATGATAGAAGTACCAGTTCATATCAATGCATCGGGGCATACGCTTCGGTGCTTTTTTTGTGTTTAATAGTGGTCCGGTTTCCATCCGGCCATCGTGAATGCTGGCGATGGTTTCAGATCCTCTCGGTAAACGATCGGATGTTTTTTCACGTATTCCGCCAGCTGTTCCGGCGTCATCTTCCATTCCTCAACCGGTCCTGGCTTGTAAGGATTGATGCTTTGCTGTTCCATGGTATCTACCTCCTGAATTGATTTTGGGAATTTCCGTGCCGCCGAGCTTCTTGCAATCAGAACCCATTCGGCTAGCGCATGCCTTAAACTGAGAGCAACGTGTCATACAGGCCATGAGCTTATCTTCTTCCTGCACCCACAACGGCCGATCGTCTGCGATTACCACGTTTAACAGTGGACTTTCCCGCCTTTCTTTTGAGTTTTTTCAGCTCGTCCAGCTCGATGAAGCCGAGTGACTTATCCAGAGCCAGCACCTTGAGTGGCGTATCGTAAAGCCGCTCATACAGCTTGCGTTTGATGGCGAATTCCTTTGTTTCCACGCCCTTGATGTCAATGATCTCGATGCTGCCGTCCAAGTTATGAACCTCAAAGTCTGCAATATATTCAATCTTCCGAAAAGTTTTTCCGTTCTTTTTGAATGCTTCTTGCAGCAGGAACCGTGGCTGAAGCTTAAAATCTTTTATCTGCTTGCTCACCTTGAGCCATTTCAGTTGCTCATAGTATTTGGCTTCGGCCCGGCTATCGAACGTGATGCCGTCCACCTGTGTTTTTCTGGCGCCGTACTTATTTGCTGGCATGTGAAGCCTCCAAAAGCTGAGGATCTTCGTAAATGTTGCCGATTACTTCAAAGTTATTTGTGAAATCTAATGGAGCAAAAATATTTACTTCTCGTCCTTTTTGGTGTTTTTTAGTTTCGTAAGTAAACCAAGCACCCTTGAAGTCGACTACACCTAATTGTGAAAATCCTTCGATTATGTCAAAGTCAATAATGCCGCCACCACTATCGTGATTTGGAACATGTTCATCCTCTTCCCATACACGAAGAATATCTCCCTCATAAATCTCTCGCCCATTCTTATCCTTCAATCCGGTGTATTGCATTTTGTGGCAAGTTAAAAAATAATTAAATTGATCACAACCCTCTGCATTTTCTGGAATTGAATAAGGTATGCCCTCCGGTGTAATTCCTACTTCATAGATCATCTCTTGGGAGTTTTCATCCCAAGCCCGAAACTTGATTTCCCTCATTCTCCTTACCTCCCGTCATTCTCTTCCCATTGCTGAATCTGCTTTTCTTTTGCTGGCGCCGTGAGTATGATGGCTGGCAGCAGGATCACTGCTTTAAGCACTGCGCATCAGCTCCATTTGTCTGATCTTTTCCTCAAGCACCCGGATAGCCGGTGTGAGGTCCTTGCCGCTCTTTTGTTCAGCAGGCCCGAACATGTAAATGCCAGCGATTCCGTTCGTTTTTTCATCCATTCCGCAACCCCGCCAATCTATGATTTAATAGCATTCTGTCACCCTTGATGATCACGCAATAGTCCGCACACATTTCATAAATCCGGGTGCCAAGCGCCTCGTCAATCTCCACAAGTTTCTCGATGTCCAATTCACTCGAGATTAAGACCGGCTTATGATTCAGATACCGATAATTGATGACGGAGTATGTCTGCTCCACCTGCCAATCGGTTGCCCGGGGCTTTCCATTCATAGGCTTGAATAAGTCATCTATGAACAGCACTTCAATCTCTTTCATGCGATTGAGTTTTTCTTCAAGCTTGTCAAAGTCATCTTTCAGATCGTTGAAGCCTTCCACGTAAGGGAAATATTGAACAGCGATATTTTTCGATTTAATCAGCTTGTTTGAAATAGCTGTTAACAGGTGCGTTTTCCCTGAGCCTGGCTGCCCCAGCAAAGCAATACTGTTGTTTCGGGTGCCCCGGATGCTGTCAAAATCCTTGTAGTATTCCACCGCAGTATCGTAAGTGTCTTTCACGACAGCTGGCTTTCCTTCAGTTACAAAATTCTTGAATTTCAACTTCTCAAATTCAGCAGTTATGTCACTAGAATTCATCAGTTTTCGGATGCGCCGGCGCTCTATGCATTTGCACCGAACCCAAACCTCATATCCGTCCTTGTTCTCGATGTAGCCAAGTTGATCTTTACATTTCGGGCAATCATATTCAGCCTTTTCTTCTGACCCGGCCGACCCCGCCGAAAATTGGGCTGACCTTTCTTGGAGCTTTTTCAGAATTGCTGCCATTGCCGCGTCCGTACTTTGCGTTTTGTGTTTTTCCATGTTGCCACTCCTTACTTTTGTTCTTGTTTGACTGGAGAATGCGCTGTACATAGGCAAGATTGCGAGCGTTCCGCGTTACTGCCTCTTTCATCGCCTCCAGCACCTTATCCTCACCGTAATCGTCTATCAAGCTATTAAGCTTCTCAGCCATGAACGATGATAGAAGGCCGAATCCCTCATCCTCGAAAAATGCAAATGCGTTACTCTTCATTTTCTTCTCATCCTCCTGCTGCTCTTCTTGTGCTGGCTTCTCTTCCTGTACCGGCTCCGATTTCTTCCCGTAATTCTTGGTGTTTTGAAGTTTCACATAATCAACAATGGTGACAATGATCCCTTTGTTCTGCTTCAAGCGCCTCGTTTTGATAAAGCCTGATTCTTCTAACTTACTGAGCGAATAACGCACCTTCTTTACGTCAATGGAAGCTTCTCTCGCCAATTCAGCAACGTTGATCATCGCTTCTCCAATCTTTAGAGATCCAAATGGTGCGAAAGCAGCCTCTTCGAGTAAGCACATATAAATCATCTTTTCGCGCCTGTTTGTAAATTGGCGAGAAGGGACAATAACGTAACCCCAACCTTCCATATCCATGCCGCTCACCTACTTCCTTTCACACAGTGCTGTCATTCCGCTGATGCGGACTAAACGTAAGCCAGGTTCATTTGTTCTGAGATAGCCTTCAACATAAGCACGGAACAGCTGCGCGCGATTGGGTGCCCCTTCTGCCAGCCACTTATAACAGAAGGGGATACTAACCTTAATCAAATGGGAGGTCATCGTCGCTGATGTCTACAGGTTTGCCGTCAAAAGGGTCAGCATCCTGCGCGCTTGGTTTTTCCTCGGATGGTTCCGCATCAATGATTTCTGGCTCATTCATTTCGTCAGTAATGTCAATTCGCTCGCGTTCCTCGTTATCCTCAATGACTGCCTTTTGCATTTCAACGGAGAGAATCCCCCACTTGCTGAGCATGGATTTTAGAACGGTTTTGAGTGCCATCGCATCCCAGTCCTTGCCCCAGCCGAAGTCCGACTTACTAAATTTCTTTTTGTGTTTCTCAACTTGAGCCTTTGTCCAATAGACAGTTTTTCGGAATCCATTTAAAAGCTCAAAATAAGCAGCGTAACCAATAACCGAATCTGATTCCCGCTTTTCAAAATCAATATCAATTTCCTCGGTCAACGGATTCCACTTTTGCAATTCTCCTTCATGAACCGGTATGCAATTGATAGATTTATATTGGCCTGTCCGCAAAGCAAGCTGAATGTATCCTTTGTAACCAAGCTGAAATTGCGCGCGGCCTTTATACGGAACGATCCAGGCATAACCCAAGTTCTTATCCACTGGCAAATCAAGCGTTGCCGCCACCATAGCCGATGAAATTACACTCATAGGGTCTGCCTTTTGAAGAGTATTTTCACTGTTGTATAGGCTTAAGATTGACGCTGTGAATTGAGACGCCCTTTTCCCTAGAACTTCTTCGAATCGATTCATGACTGCCGGTGAAGAAAGCAAGCCCTTCATCGTTGTTCCTTGCTGTTGTCCTGGGGCACTGTTTTGTTTCTTCTGAATGCTGTTTTTAAGCGTTTGATTTGTAGCCATATTCAGCTAACCTCCTTAATTCCAAAGCGCCTGAATTGCACTTCTTTTGTGACTTTCTCGTATACATCTGGAAACTGCTCTTTCAATTTCTTGCTATCGATCCGATTAGTTGAAACTGACTTCCAGCTAGTTTGATAGTTTCCGATGAATCCATATTCTGCTTCCTTCATTTCATGTTTGATCTGGTTTTCTAATTCCTTTGCCTGCAATGACAGCTCGTTGATCTGCTCTTTCAGCTGTAAATACTGCTGAATACGTGTTTTATTATCAGATGTGAGATCAACGACTTTGCCGCCTTCTGCTTCGGCATAACGTTGCTTGAGATATTCTTCTGCAGCACTCGAACCGTCAAGAACCGGAGCCTTTCCGCCCAAGACCTTTTCATTCCAAAATTCAATTTCGGCCTGAAAGATCATTGCAATAAGCTCGTCATCGCGCTCAATCTCTTTCCAAACGAATTTATTGCCGCCGATCAGTACAGCAAAATATGCTTTTTTATATTCAGGCCCCAGCACTCCTAGATAGTGTTGGACCTGAACAATATAGCTGTCAGGAATCTCGTCATCTTCCCACTCTTTCATGTTGTATGCCGATGTGGTTTTGCACTCCAAAATGGCTTTTTCGCCAACAATCATTCGATCAACGTTTGCCAATATAAAATCGTGCTTAGGATGCCTGAGCATTGCTTTTCTCCGCCTTACTTTTTTCCCGCTACGTATCTCAAACTCTTTTGCAACGATATCTTCAAGAAGTGAACCGAAGTAGGCTGCCTCACTTCCTGATTCACTCACAGGTACTTGACCTGTTTTGTCTAACCATAATTCAAACGGTGTTTGCCATTTGTTTATGCCTAAAATTACAGAAGCATCTGAACCGCCGATGCCTTTCCGTCGCTCAAGAAGCCATTCGTCCCGACTCATGTCCGCTGTCGAAGCGAAAACCTCTGCTTGCATCAGAGCAGCCCCACCTTTCTTTTGTAAGCTTCCGCACCAAGCCGCTGCCATTCCCGGTAGTGATCCATTGAAGGGAAACTAAACTGCGCTTTACCGTTTTTGGCGAATACAATTGAACCGCCGACCTGTCTCAAACGTTGCTGATCCTCCGCACGCTCGCTGAACGCCACTTTAACTGCTTTAGCCATGTATAAAACCCCCATTGATTTTCTTGAGGCTATCTGGTAGAATATAGTTATATGAGTTTTCAGATAGCCTTTAATTAAGTCCACTTGCCAGAGTGGGCTTTTTTATTGCTCATTTTTAAATTCAAAACCAAGATGCTCCTTTAGGTACCGCTCAAGATTTTCCCTCAAGATGACTTCACCCTCAGCGCTATCTATCACGTAATCGTCGAAAGGCGTTACTTCATCCCCGAAAAAATCCTTTGGTGTTTCTGGCTCAGTCAGCTTGTCGTGCCAATTGTTTAGAATCATCGGGTTTTCGATCGTCATTCATATTCTCCTTTCTGTAATTAGCTATGCGTTCATCCCAAATCAGATAAAGTTCGCTATGATTTCGGATTCTTTCACACCATGCTCTGACCTCCAACGCTGTTGATGGTTTATGGACAAAGTGAACAATCATCCCAAACACCTACTTATCACTGCCAAGTTGATGCCGCGCTGTTGCATTTTCATAGCTGTTTCATACAACCGCCCTTTATTCGCCAGTCGGCTGATATCCTCTGTAAGAATTTTGATGCTTCCCGCGAGACTAATGGCCTCTTCATAATCACCATCACGCAATGCCTCTGAGAGCATGATAGAAAGCTCTTCCGCTGATTCAATTTTTCTTTTTGCTGCATCTACATCTGACTTCAAAAATTGATTAGTTTTCATACTAAAACCGCCTTCCTTTCCTCATTTTTTGCCATCGCTACCCGATCCATTAATGCCTTACGAGTCCACCTGTCGGCCAGCTCTTGCATATTCAGTCCGTGACTCCGCACTAACGAATAAATCAATGTTTTATTTGCTGGGATCAGATCAAAAATTTGTTTGATATCCCCCATCGGTAAATCATCCAACCGTCCCGGCCGATCATTTGCCAGCCAGCGCGCTAGATGCTTTGTAGCTTGCAATGCCTCTTCGAGCTGATGAATCATATTGATAACTGCACTGCTTGCACTCTCATTTAACGCCGGATCAATAGGTGCCGCTGCTGTTGGATGAAGCTTAAACAAGAAATGTACGAGATCAATATGTTCATAGGCCCCGCAAGCTTCAAACCACTTAATACACAGATCAGGCGTTAGAGGAAAAATACCGTTTTCCACATTGGAGACATACGATTGATCTCTATTCCCAATCACCTTGCCAATTTGATACTGCGACAATCCTGCCCTTTTGCGTTCTCGCCTGAGAATGCTTGGTAAATTGTCCATATTGTATGGATTGTTCGACATATGTTTGCCCCCTGATATATTTAGTTTTAACTGGTAAAATTTAAGTAATGAAGGAACTAGCTGGCTTGCTGTTTTTTCAGCTTATTGATGATGAAGGCTTGTCCCTTCGGAGTGATGCGCATTGTCAGCCAGGATTTCGGCGTCCCGTTTACTTGGCGCACCCCCTGTGCGATTTCAAAGTAACCACGCTCGATATATTCTTGGTATGGCTCATTTCTGTTGGCCATGATCATCTTCCATTCGCGCAGCTTCTGAAAGAGCCGTTTCTCACCGATAACGATACCGTTTTTACAAGCAAGCTTTGCCAGTTCACGAACAAGCATTGATCTTTCTGATGCCATACAACTCTGTGCAAAGTTGACTAATGGTTCTTGAATCTTCAATGTTTGTTCAAGTTCCTGCCGTTCTTCCTGCTCGCTGATCCATCGCTTTGCCCGGCTGACTGGATCTTCGATCATGTAGGACGGCTGAGTCATTTTTTGCAACTCTGCTTCCATGCGGTTAAACTCCGCAATGTATTTTTCTTTGAATAGCGCTGCCTTTGCGCCTGTATAACCAAAAGCTAAAAATGTGAGTCCATCACGTTTGATTAGATATTTTTTTAACGTTCGACCAGTTGCATCTTGATAATCACTCAACGAAAAATTTCGTTCAGTAAATTCCTTGGAGCAATTGAGTGTCTCAATACTTTTTATTACATCGGCGTGTCGTTTTCCGAATACCTTAGCCACCGTCAGGCTGTCTGTTACGGCTTGGTTGCCTTCAATAAAAACAATCTGATTCACTCTATAGAGCCTCCTTCATATTTGCTTGTTCCTGCGCTTCGATCCACGCATCTATGTTGTGCTTAGTGAAGAAAATGCGTGTGCGTACTCGGAAGTGTGGAATTTCTTTTTCGCGAACCATTGTATAAATCGTGTCGTGGTGAACACCAAGGTATTCAGCTGCTTCTTGAACAGTCATTGTATTGCGAGCCATTTCTATGCCTCCTATGCTGTAGTTTTATTACTCATATTGTGTAACTTTTCATCAAAAAAAAGCTCTTTCACATCTCCGTTAAGCAGCTCAGAAATTTGTTGTGCTTTCTCTAAGCTCGGCTTAGTACGACCCATTTCGATATTCGCATAACCGCTGGCATATCTGTATCCCAATTGTTTAGCCATATATGTTTGTGTTTTTCCCTGAGAAATTCTAGCTGCTCGTAATTTTTCAAGCATTACTGCAACACCACCTTACTCTTTTTGTGTAACTCGTTGTTAAACCCATATTAATATACACATATAGAGTAAGTCAATAATATTTTATTCTTTTTGTGTAACTATTTATCTTCATTGTGTAAAACGTGATAAAATTTACACACCAAATGAAAAAGGTGTTTGAAAATGGAAAATATAACAGGAAAAATCTTAACTGAATTAAGAGAGAAAAAAGGTTGGAGTAAATCATTAGTGGCTAAAAAACTCGGCATTAAAACTATGTCCACCTATGCAAATTGGGAATATGGTTTAAGAAAACCTGATGGAGAAATGCTGGTTAAAATTGCTGAATTGTATGGAGTAACAACTGACTATATTCTAACTGGCAAAAAACCAAATGAATTTAATCATGACCTTTTTGACGATCCTGATTTGCAAATCGCCTTTAAAGAAGCTTCGGACTTTTCAGAAGAAAGTCGAAAGCAAGCTATCGATTTCATTAATTATTTGAAAGAGAAAGAAAAAGCAAAAGGTCGTAAATCTCCGAATGTGGAGAGCGATTGATATTGCTTCAAACAAAAGTATTGCAATGATTAATTTATTTTGATTTAGTTATTCTTTAGTTATTTAGTTATTAATAGAAGTTTCCCAAAAAAGTCTAATGGTAACTAATGTAATTCCATTCGTGTACCAATGTTAAAAATTACAAGCGTTCAATCCCTTATGTAGCAAGGGATTGAAGATATGCCCGTCTCCCAATGGTGTACCACTGGTTTCCTATCCGTATCCCATTGGTGTACCAAAAAAACGGGTATCTTCTTTTAATTTTCTGATGACATTTTTTTATAAAAAGGGGAAATTACAGTTGGCATTTTTATTTAAAAATGAAGAAGTTTATAACAGTGTAGCTAAAAAGAAACGAAAGGCATCTGGGGGATTTAGAAAAACATACTATGCAGCCCAACCGTTGTTAGGACAAAAAAATCAAGTTATGATGGAAGTTATTTTTGGATACTTAACTGGTTCACAAGTCAGCAGTCAAGGTCTGTTTATTGCAACAAAAGAAAATTTACACCTTGTAACTGATAAAGCCGGTGGTCATAAAATAATTAGTTGGAATTATGATGAGATTAAAAGTATTTCAGTTTTAAAACAAGCTTTCACTGGTTTTACACTTGAATTTAAAACAGTTAATGGTGATTACCTAATTAAAAGCGTCATGGAAGGCGATCACGAAAAATTTATAAATTATGTTAGGAAGTCGATCATCGCAGCAAGCAAGAAAACAGCTACTGAGAACATTTCTAAACGTAAGGCTGAGGAAAAGCCAATAAATTCTGATTTTGATTTCGTTGCTTCCGAAATAAGAAAATATGCAACTTTAAAAGATGAAGGACTTATTACAGAGGAAGAATTTACAGCGAAAAAGAAAAAGCTTTTAAACATATAAGGCCCGATTTGTTGGGCTTTTCTTTCACACTAAAAACAGAACATACATTCCCATTTGGCGGTGTTTATTATGGCAATCCAGTTATCACATCTAGAAGAAGAAGTAAAAAAGATTTATACAAAATTAAATATGCTCGCTCCTGACGATATAGATCTTGAACGCATTGCCGCTGCTTTTAAGATATGGATTCATTATGAGAAAGCTAATAGCAGCATGTTTTGTATCAATGGTCTTTACAGCATGGTTTTGGATATTCGAGCTTCACCACAAGAGCAATGGCAAGACTTCGTTCACGAACTCGCTCATGTGCTGAAGCATGCCGGAAACCAATTCAATATGAATAGAATGTTTAGGGAGCTTCAAGAATATCAGGCCAATAGTTTCATGTATCACTTTTGTGTACCGACATTCATGCTCGAAAAGATTTCGTTGCCGCGCATGCAATCCGTGGCTATAAAGTTAATTGGGGATACTTTTAACGTCACATACCCTTTCGCAGCTAAGCGGCTTGAAATGTACAAAAGAAAACAGTTTTCTATTCTCTGGCATCAAAAACTTTATCAACTAAATTAATAGAACAAGGAGGTAGCCACATGGCTAGTATTGAAAGACGCAGCGAAAAATCTTTTAGATTAATAGTCGAAAATGGTTATGACGCAAACGGTAAAAGAGATAGAAAAAAGAAATCGATTCGTATCGAAGATCCAAAAATATTAAAGTCTAAACGGAAATTACAGGAGTATCTAGAAGACCAGTTGCACCGTTTCAGAATTGAAGTAGAGGCCGGCGAGTATATTGCTCCTGAAAAAGCTACTTTTGAATCATTTGCGGAGAAATGGGTTGAAAAGAAACTCTTTAATAAAAATGGGAAACCATATTCTTATAAAGCATCCGAGAAACACTCAGGTCACTTACACAACCACATCCTCCCTGCATTTGGGCATAAACAAATAGACAAAATAAAAACACTTCACGTTGTTGATTTTATAGATGATTTATCTAAAGATGGGGCTCGAAAAGATGGGAAACCTGGCGGGCTTGGTGATAGAACAATTCTTGATGTATTTCAAACGCTACAGGCAATGTTCAAGACAGCTACAGAAGAATGGAAACTCATTAAAGACAATCCTATGGAGGGATTAAGTCAGCCCCATGTGGAACCAAAAGAAATGCAGTATTTTCAGACTGATGAAGCTGAAGAATGTATTCGAGTTTTATATGAGATTGATATTAAATGGCGTTTGTACTTTTTGGGTGCAATGATTGGCGGTTTACGGCGTGGTGAAGGACTTGCCTTTCAATGGCACTTGGATGTGGATTGGGACAGAGGTGGCTTCTATGTAAATCGCTCAATTTCTAAAACAGTCAACGGGCAGCCGCTTGTAAAGGCACCTAAATCTCGTAGCTCAAAACGTTTTGTTAAAATGCCAGATTTCTATATGGAGGATTTAGCAAAGTATTATCGCATGTGGAAGAAAGAAAAACTTATGCTCGGTGATGCCTGGGAAGGTGAGGACAATCAATATATCTTTCACAGTGGTACAGGAAAGCCATATTACTACACAACCCCTACTGCAAAGTGGGCTAAGATAAAAAAGACGTATGGGCTTAAAGATATTAGGCTTCATGATCTGCGGCATACGATGGTGGCTCTCCTTATAGAAGCCGGCGAAAATATGAGTGCAATTCAAAAACGTGCCGGTCACGCCAGCAGACGAATAACATCTGATATTTATGGCCACGTTACCGAAAAACTTGAAAATGAGACAGCTCAATATTTTGATCAATTTAACCCTAATTTGAAGGCGAAAAGCAACTAA